GCGTGGCGCGGGTCGATGTCCGGCAACGGCGGCAGCTGATCAGTCTTCCGCTCGTAGATCGTCGCCAGCACATCAGACAGGCTCGGCTTCCACTTGCTGTTCGCCAGCGCTTTCGATACCCCCAGATCCCAGAGTTCCTGTGTGATCGATGGTGCTGCCTGCAGCAGCGCCTGATAGGCGAAGGTGCAACCCATGGCGTTGGCGGTGCGGCCGTAGTAAGCGCAGAGCGCTTCTTCCACCTGGGCGAAATGCTCGAAGGTCAGCGCGGTCATTGGATGAGTCCCATGGAGCGAAGTTCTTGGGTCAGTGATGGCTTGGCCGCTGGTCCACGTCCAGACGCGGATGGCGCAGGCTCATGCAAACCCTGGTAGCCACCGATCACCGCCTTTTCCAGGATCTGTTCCTGTTCGGCGCGGTTGTGGCGCCGCAGCAGGCTGCAGGCGCGATTGAAGGCTGCCTCTGAGCGCCCGCGGGCTTTGACCGACCACCATTCGCGCAGCAGCTGCTGCACGGGCAGCAGGTCATCAGGGACGGCGTGCTCGGGCAGATGCCTTGCGCTGTAGGGGTCCTTGGGCTTCGGCGGCGCCTTCTGCTGGGCTGCGGGCTGCTCCAGCGGGGCCGGTTGTGGTTGGTGGCCGTTCTGCGGGCCTGCAGGGCCGTTCTGAGGGGCTGGGGGGCATGGATGGCCGCTGGAGGCATCGGAGGCGGCTTCCTGGGGCTGCTGGAGGCCACTCCGGGGCCGTGGCTGTTCAGACACCGATCCGTCCACATCCAGACGGCCATCACCGGCGACCGAAGGGAGCGATCCCCCCAGCGGGGGGATGGAGGGGGGTTCTTTGGTTTTGGTTTTAGTTTCTAGTTTACTTAGATCTAGATTCCGTCTACCTGGTAGACGGGGGTCATCTACCTGGTAGAGGGTGGGGTCTACCTGGTAGACGGGGGGTGCTGGAGGTGCATCCGCTGCACCATGGGCCTGGTCGGCTTGGTCTGTCTCACGGCGAGGCCGCTTGATGTTCTGCGGTGCCTCATAGTTCCAGATCTGCAATTCGTACCGGCTTGAAGTGCGTGATCCGTTCTCGAGCTTCCTTGGAATGCGCTTCAGGTAGCCATTGGCCTCAAGCTCGGCCAGGATCTTGAAGATCTTTGCCCTGCTCAAGCCGCTTTCCTTCTGCAACCTGGCGATCGAAGGGTGTGCATCGGGCTGGTAGCTCTGGATCAGCCAGAGAATGGCGATCGAAAAGCCATCAATCTCTCCCCTGATCCACAGCGGCAGGGAAGCAAAGGATTCTTTCTGGCCGTTGAGGTCAGGTTTGGGACCCATCGGCTCGTGGTGCTGCTGGTAGCTCATGCCGACTGCTCCTTTTGCGTGGGCATGTCGTCCCCCCAGATGTGGAGGATGTACTTGTTGCAGGAACTGCTGCCGTAGTGATCTGTCTGCTTGACCCGCTCCAGCAATCCTCGATCCTCAAGGCGCGACAAGACCTCAAAGACCTTGGTCCGAGACATCCCTGCTGCAGATTGGATCCACCGTATAGACGGCGACGCCAAGGGCGGGCAGGACTGCAAGGCGAAGAGCACAGCCAGCTCGTAAGCGTCCACCTGGCCCCGAAGCCAGGTCGGCAGAGCAGTGACGTGGTTACCGGACATCGAAATCAAGCCTCCTGATAGGGCGTTTGCGAATGGGTTGTTGCATTGGTTCCCGGCCTGCGCTGCTTGGCCGGTTGGGGCGGTTGAGCCTGCCGTCCACCTTCACATCGCCGAAGCGCTCCCGCGCCCCAGTGAGACGGAACGTTTCTTCCACCAGCGCGCCACCCGGCTCGCGCCGTTGCCGCCAGTAGATCAGCTCCTTGTTCCGCAGTTCCCGCAGCAGGCGCCGCGTCAGCACCTGCCCGTTCCGGGAGGCTGCGATCAACACAGCCTCCGTGAGGTTTTCCTCCCCGTGGGCCAGCAGGAACAGCAGAAGGCCCTTGGCCCCCCACGACAGCGCCGGGTCCTCGATGATGGCCAGAGGAACCGACGCCTGCGCGTTCTCCGGCATCGGCTCAGTCCTGGGCGCCGCTGGCCCCCAGCTCCTGCACCAGGAGAGCAATCAGCTCCTGGGCCTTGAGCAGGTGCAGCTCAGCCTCCAGGGCAAGGGTGCGATGGCGGCGCTGCAGCGGATGGCGGGTGATGTCCTCCAGATAGACCAGCAGGTCAGCAGCCGCAGCGCTGAGGGGATCGTCGTTGCCCAGGTCACGGGCAATCTGTGCAGCAGTCAGTTGAAGCTCATCGACAGCTTGGTCGTCCAAACGAGCCATGGTTCTTACGTGACGAAGGACACGGGTAACTCCCGTGCAGACATCATAACCCTCCCCGTCCGCTTTGGCGACCGGGTCGGTTATGGCACGTGTGCGGCTTCACGTGGAACCGTCACTGCCGCTCTTCTTCCCCCCTGCTCACGCCGGGGGTCTTGTATCCGAGCCAACCCGGCCGCAGCAGCCTAACCGGCACTCGACTGGCTCACAACCCTTGCGGCGCCTACGGTTTCCCGCCTTTCTGGGGTGGTCTGCAGCGGTCTGGTGCTCTGCCGCCTTCAGGAGCGGGGGGTTAAAAGGGGTAAACAGGGGTGAAACCCTTGCGCCGCAGTGGTTCTTGGCTGTCGTGAAAGCAGCCCTTTGGGTTCGTGATAACCCCTCATTGCCCGGTTTTAACCCCAGCGGCTTGCTGATTTACCCCCCGAGGGTTAAAATCCAGGCCTAGACATGGACTTTTGGTGGCCGGTCCCGAGCTGTCAGCTGAAAAAAAGCCATGGCAGTTCAGGCATGGCTACAAGGGCGGGAGGGATGAGACCTTCGCTCAATACGAGCGATTCATCTACTACCTCTCGCTTGGGGCTGGCCGGCGGCAGATGCAGGTGGCGGCCCACTTCGATGTTTCCAACACCACCATTGCCAAGGCGGTAAAAGCCTTCAACTGGGTTGGCCGTGCCCAGGCATGGGACGACAGCCAGCCATCCGCCGAGCAGATCCCCGAGCTGCTGGCCGCCGCTGCTGAGCATGGGCGGGTCTTCGATCGCTTTTCCACCCCGGAAGAAGAGGCCGCTGCGGTGGCCGTGGTGCCGGTCGCTGCGCCACCGCCTGAGCGGCTGGTCTCGCGCGCTGTGCGCATCGAGCGGCTGCGCAACTACTCCGAACAGGTGGGCGAACGCCACATGGCCTGCTCCCTGGAGATGACTGGCAGCATCCAGCTGATGCAGATGCAGCTGCATCGGTTGCTGACCCGCTGGGCAGACGAAACCGAGGAGCGCGGCTTTGGCGACGTACTGGTCTCCAGCCAGCTGGTAGCGGAAACCGTGAGCAAGCTGTCGCGATCGATCGCTTCGATGGCAGCCGGTTCTGCCCAGCTGGCCACTGTCGGCGCCGAGCGCTGGGGTGCCGCCCTGGGTATCGATGTGGTGATGGGCCAGCTGCAGGACTTCCTGAAGCGGCAGCAGCAGCAGGCTGCAGCCCACCCCGCACCGCAGGGCCCTGGGCCCGTGGGGCAGGAGGTGCCGCCATGACCTGAGCCGGTGCATCCTGATCTCGTTCCACCCATCAACCACAACCAGCGACGTGATGATGACCAGCCTTGACCTGCCTCCACTGCCGCCGCTTGAGGCGGGCCGGCAGCTGCTGCCCACGATCCATGGCCTGCGCCAGCGCTGCCCGGGCCATGACCGGACGATCCTGGACCTGCTCCACCTGCTTGAGCTCGGCCTGGCGCCTGGTGCGGTGAGCACCGCCGGGCTGCTGGCGCTGTGGCGCTGCAGCCAGCCGATGCTGAGCCGCAGGATGAACGCCCTCGATGGGCTGGGCGTGTTCAAGGTGCGCTCCCGCCATGGCGCCTACGTGGTGACCGATCGTGCTGCAGCGGCCTGGCTCACGCCGCAAGCCATCCACGCCCAGATGCAGACTGCCCGGCGTCCAGGGGCAGGCCGTCGCGCTGATCGCTGGGATGCCGCCCGCGCCCGCCTCGCGGCGCTGGGGGTGGTGGCATGAAGGCCGGCGAGATCCTGTGGCAGAGCCCCGAGGGCCAGCGCCCGCAGTGGCGGGTGGTGGTGGCCAAGACCAGCGGCGGCAACAACCCGATCCAGCTCCGCTTCCAGTGCCTCGGCCGGCTGATCGGCCTGCGGCGCATCGCCACCTGGCTGCCAACCGTGGCGGCATGGGATGCCCGGGGCTGGGTGCCGAACGGCGACGACCGCCGCGTGCCGAGCGCTGTGGTGCAGGCCGTGGAGGCTGCACTGAAGCGGCCGCGGGTGGAGGTGGAGCGATGACGCGCGAACGCACGCAGGACGAAAAGGAGCAGATCGTGCGGGCGGTGCTCAGCAGGGGCAGCCACTACACCCACCAGGCGATCGCGAAGGAGCTTGGGGTCTCGCGGGAGTACGTGCGGCAGATCAGGATCGGCCATGTGCTGGCCAAGGTGCTGCCCGAGCTGCCCCGCGAGGATCCGCAGGCCCGCACGCAGCGCTGCACCGGCTGCCGCATGTTCGAGCCCGGGCAGTGGCAGTGCTCACTGGGGATTCCAGAGAGCATCGGCCCGGATGGGATGTTGCAGAACCGCTATGCAATCGAATGCTCCAGTTACCTGGAGGATCCGAATGCAGCATTCTCCGAACAGGAGATCATGCAACGCTCACTTGCGCGGCGCGTGGCTGACATGCGGCGGGAAGGACTGAACCGCAAGCAGATCTGCGCGGTGTTGCGGATCAGCCATGAGAAGTACACATTCGCCCTGAGGCAACATGCTTAAGAACGATCGCTGGATTAAAGAACAGGCCGCGAAGGGCATGATCAGCCCGTTTGTGCCGGGGCTGGTGCGGCGCATCGAGCACGGTGCGACTGCTGACGGTTCGTCCATCCTCTCGATTCCCGCCCTGTCCTTCGGCTGCAGCTCCTATGGCTATGACATCCGGCTGTCGCCTGCGGACTTCAGGATCTTCCGCCATGTGCCGGGGCTGATCAATGACCCCAAGGCCTTCGATGGCCGGTGCCTGGAGCCGGCAGAGCTGCACCAGAGCCTGGCTGGCGACTACTTCATCCTGCCGGCCCACTCCTACGGCCTGGGGGTGGCCCTGGAGCGGCTGCGGGTGCCGCCGAACATCACCGTGATCTGCCTGGGCAAGAGCACCTACGCCCGCCTAGGTATCGTGGTGAACATGACCCCCGCTGAGGCCAGCTGGGAGGGTCACCTCACGCTGGAGTTCAGCAACAGCAGCGGCGCAGACTGCCGCATCTACGCCAACGAAGGCATCTGCCAGCTGCTGTTCTTCGAGGGTGAGCCATGCGAGACCACCTACCAGGACCGCGCGGGCAAGTATCAGGGCCAGCCGGAAGCCGTGATCGCAGCGAGGGTGTGATGGGACCGCAGATCATCTACCAGGGCGAAGGCTGGACTGTCACGCAGGATCCGACCATGGCCGGCCGCCCGGACCTGGTGCGATTCCACCGCAACAACGGCCAGCGCAAGCTGCTCGATCAGGTCGCCCAATGGAACGGCATTGCCTGGGCAGTTCATCGATGGATGCCGAAGCTGCCGACCGTGCCGCAGTGGCTGATCGACAAGGTGGTGGCCCACCTGCGGGAGGTGCAGCCATGACCTTTTCCATCGGGGCCCTGCAGCGGCTCATCGCAGCGCTGCAATTGCCCAGCAACACCACAGAGATCACGATCAACATCTCTGCCGATGGGATCCCAGAGATGACCGTTCGGCAGCTGCTCACTGATGAGCAGATCAACAGCCTGGCCGAGTGGTATGTCACCGAGGGAATTGATCGGATTCAGTACGGCGACACGACTTACACGCTGTGGGAGCGGGGGGAGGTGGCCTGATGCTGAACCCGGACTTTTTTCCAACGCCTGAGGTGGTGGCCGCTACCATGCTCGATCCAATCGATCTCCGCGGCCGCACCGTCCTGGAGCCCAGCGCCGGCAGCGGCAACCTGGTGCAGGCCTGCCTCGAGCGCGGCGCTGCCGAGGTGCTGTGGTGTGAGACCGAGCCCCAGCTGCAGGCGATCCTCACCAGCATCACGGGCGCCATGCCGACCCATCGCTATGGCGACTTCCTGCAGGTTCACCCGGCCGATGTGTCGCACATCGATGCCATCGTGATGAACCCACCGTTCAGCGCTGATGAGGCCCACATCCTGCACGCCTGGGCCATCGCGCCACCCGGCTGCGAGATCGTGGCCCTGTGCAACTGGAACTCGATCAGCGGCCACTACCGGGGCCTCCAGCTCCAGCTGGCGAAGCTGATCGATGCCTACGGCAGCAAGGAGGCCCTCGGCGAGTGCTTCGCCGATGCTGAGCGCCCCACCCGGGTGAGCGTGGGCCTGGTGCGGCTGACGAAGCCCGGCACCAAGCCCGGCGGTGACGAGTTCGACGGGTTCTTCCTCGGCCCCGACGACATCGAAGCCCAGGGCGAGGGGATCATCCCCTACCGCCGCAGCCGCGACATCGTGCAGCGCTACATCGAGGCCTGCAAGATCTTCGATGAGCAGGTGGCGGCTGGCGTGCGGCTGCGCAACGTGCTGGACGGGTTCTTCGGCAAGGACCTCGGCCTGCAGGTGACGATCGAGGGCCAGGCGGTCACCCGCAACCGCTTCCGCAAGGACTTGCAGAAGCAGGCCTGGCAGCACGTCTGCAACGAGTTCCTGCCGGAGCGGATGGCCACCAGCCAGCTGGCGAAGGACATCAACAGGTTCGTGGAGGATCAGACGAAGATCCCCTTCACCGAGCGGAACATCTACCGGATGCTCCAGATCGTGGCCGGCACGCAGGAGCAGCGGGTGGATCGTGCTGTCGAGGAAGCGATCGACAGCCTGACCATGTTCACCAAGGAGAACCGCTACGGCGTGGAGGGCTGGGCGACGAACAGCGGCTACATGCTGAACCAGCGCTTCATCCGCCCGAGCATGGCCGAGCTGGCCTACAGCGACCCGCGAAAGGTGCGGCTGCAGACCTATGGCGGGCAGTGGGATGAGATTCAGGACCTGATCAAAGCCCTGTGTTTCATCACCGGCCGCCCCATCGAGGAAGTGCGCACACCGGAGCGGATCAACGAGAACCAGTATTGGCCAGGCGACTGGTACGACTGGGGCTTCTTCCTGTTCCGCCCTTACAAGAAGGGCACGGTGCACTTCGAGTTCAAGGACCGCGAGGTGTGGGCAGCGCTGAACGCCCGCTACGCCCGCATCAAGGGCCAGGTACTGCCGGAGAACCTGCAGCGCAAGCCCCGCGCACGGCGGCAGCCGGCTGCTGCCTGATTATCTCGTTCAACTGCATTCACATTCTCATGTCCAACAACATCAATGAAATCCTGTCTGAGCGTGGCAGCAGATACGGTGTATTCACCGGCCATGCGCGCATCACCCAGGCGCTGAAGCGAGTAATTGGTGAGCACACCCCATTGGGTCGGACACGCGATGACGGCAGCCATGGCAGCCACTTGGCGCCAGATCAGCAAGAGGCCCTCGACATGATCTGCCACAAGATCGGAAGGATCATCAACGGCGACCCGGACTACGCCGACAGCTGGCAGGACATCGCTGGGTATGCGCAACTGGTGGCCAATCGCCTCATTGGCGAGGGGGTCCAGTGATGCACAAGCCACAGGTGACGCTGACCGAGGTGTCGATCCACCCGCCGGGTGATCTGCTGAACGAAGCTGCGCTGCGGCTGCAGCTGGCGCCCGAGGGCGACTTCCTGATCCTGCGCCAGGGCGAACAGCAGGTCGAGATCGACGGCGTTGATCTGCCGCTGCTGCTGGAGTGGGGCCAGAAGCTGCTGGAGGGCCACGCCGATGGCTGATCCACGCATCCCCGGCGAGAACACCCCGGACATGTGGGTGCCGATGCTGCGCCACACCGTGCCTGATCGCGTGATCCTTGACTGGGTGCACCTGCTGGGCATGTGCTGGATACAGCGCGAGCCGGAATACAGCTCCACCCAGCTGCAGGTGGTCTGGCGCTGCAGCCTCGATCAGGCGACCGATCGGATGGCCGCCCTGATTGATCACGACCTGGCCGTGCGAATACCGGGTCCTGACGTGATCAGGATCCGGCCGCACGCTGGCCCGGGCACCTTCAACCTCAACCCTTGAACCAATGAGCAGGCGCTACTTCCGCTTCTTGCGCTTCACCACCACCTTGCCCTGCTCTTCCTTCACGCTCATCCCGGCGCGCTCGGTCTGTGCCTTGAGCGATCGCCACTTCTGTTCGGTGGTGAGCTTCTTGGGCTTCGGCCTAGCGGAGTTCTTCACCGCAGATTGCATGGCATCACCTCAGTTTTCCCATTGCATCCAATGACCGGCACCTTCTATCCCCCCTCCGCCGGCACCGGCGGCTTCATGCTCGCCAACCCTCCCTTCGCGTCCGCTTCCGTCCACATGCAGACCCCCACGCCCCAGGATCCAGCCGCAGACCTTGAGGCCGCCTTCCGCGCCTGGTGGGCCGAGAGCTTCCCGGCGGCGCCCCCCGGCCCGCATGCGGTGCGCACCCATGTGGCCTTCGCTGCCTGGCTGCTGGCGCGGCAGCAGGGCGCCGCAGGGCCGGAGGCCGGTGCATGACTGCCACCGACTGGCCCTGTTGCCCCGCCTGCGACGCCCCGGGCCGGGTGCTCGATTGCAGGATCCGGGAGGGCAGCCGCTGGCGGCGGTTCTTCTGCCTCTCCTGCGCAATGCGGTGGACGATCTCCTACCCCCTGGATCACAAGCTCTCGCACCGCCGTTTGCAGCCCCGCCTACTGACCGAGGCCCAGGTGGTCGAGGTGCTCACCTCAGACACCCCGATCCGCCAGCACGCCCGCGCTTTTGGGGTCAGTCCACGGCTGATCCAGAGCATCAGGACCCGTGAGCGCTACGGCGATGTGCGCCCCGACCTGCCGGCCTGGCAGGACCGGCCACGGCAGCACCAGCCACCGCCGGGCCCGCCCCCACCGCCGCCGCGGTGCTTCGAGTGCCGCGAATGGCAGGGGGTGGGCACAGGCTGCCGGCTCCGCCTGCCGGGCCCTGCCACCACCTGCAGCTCCTACGCCCTCGCCGCTGATGACGACCCCGATGACGACACCTGAAGACCAGGCCCCGGAGCCCCCCTGGCGGCCGAGCTGGAAGCAGCTGGCCCAGATCCCTGATTCCCTGCTGAAGGCCCGCATCCTGCGCGCCCTCGATGTGAAGGTGCCACCCGAGGGCCGGGCGACGGTGTTCCACGGCGAGGGCTTCCGGCTTGAGGTGGCGCCAGAGAGCGGCTTCTACCTGATGTCCGATGGCATCAGCAGCACCTGGCTGCCGGATGGCTCCACCGTGCTGCGCACCCTGAAGTGGCCTGCCGGCACACAAACGGGTGATGCAGTCCGGGCCTGGCTGGAGAGCTGGGGCTGGGTGCCGAAGCAGAAGGCGGGTGCCCCCCAGCCGCCGCCGCCGATGGTGATCTGATGCCGCCACGCCGCAGCAGCAACCCAGCCGACCTGTTGTTGGCCCATGCCGCAGAGGCGTACTTCGCGCACGATCCGCTGTCGCTTGCCCTCCACCAGGCCCAGGCCAGTGCTGCGCAATCCAACGCCCCGGCGCCCTATGCCGACACGCTGGAGGCCTACATCAGGCTGGTGTGCCCCAGCTTCCCGTGGTCGCCCCACACCCACCGGCTGGTGGCCCTGGGCCAGCGGGTGGCCGATGGCGAGATCCGCCGGCTGATGGTGGAGCTGCCCCCGCGGCACTTCAAGAGCACCATCTTCTCGATCTTCCTGCCCGGCTACTTCCTCCGCCGCTACCCCAACCGCAGCGTGGGCATCGGCTGTCACACCGCCACCCTGGCGGAGGGCTTCAGCAAGGATGCCCGCGACTACTACAGCGCCTCCGGTGGTGCGCTCTCCCCCGCCTCGAGCGGGGTGAAGAAGTGGGGCACCGGTGTGGGGATCGGGGAGCTGTGGACCGCAGGCGTCGGCGGCGGTACCGGCAACCCGGGCGACCTGATCATCGTGGACGACCCGATCAAGTCCAGGGAGATGGCGGAATCCGCCGCCTGGCGCCGGCAGGTGCATTCCTGGTGGGATTCGGTGCTCTCCACCCGGGAAGAACCCGGCAACGCCGTGGTGATCGTCCACACCAGATGGCACAGCCTGGACCTGATCGGCTACCTGCTGCAGAAGAACGAAGAGCTGGAGAAGGAAGGTCTGCAGGCGCAATGTGAGCCCTGGCATGTGGTCAGCCTGCCGATCGAGGCGCTGCCGGCGAACGCCATCAAGCCCCTGCCCCGCACCGTCACCCGTGAACGCGACCAGCGGCAGCCGGGCCAGGCGCTCGATCCATCGCGCTTCGATGAGACCTTCATCGCGCGGAAGAAGGCGAACACCCCCGCCCGCGACTGGGAAGCGCTCTACCAGCAGAACCCCACCGAGCAGGCCGGCACGGTCTTCACCCGCAGCACCTTCCGGTTCTACGTGCTCCAGGGCGAAGCGCAGGAGCACGGTGATCTGCTGCTGCCGGCCCACGGCATCCGCCGCATCGCATCGGTGGACGCCACCTTCAAGGACACCGCCGGGGCTGACATGGTGGCGATCGGCCTGTGGCTGCAGACCCAGCAGGGCATGTTCAGGCTGGATCAGGTGAACAAGCGGATGGGCTTCACCGAAACGCTCGACACGATCCGAGCCCTGCAACCCGTCTGGCAGTTCGGAGAGCTGCTGATCGAAGACAAGGCCAACGGCCCGGCCATCATCGACACCTTGAAACGCGAGGCCAGGGGTTACAGCGTCATCGCCGTCAACCCGATGGGTGGTAAGGAATCACGTGCAAATGCCGCTGCAGTGCAGTTCCGCCAGGGTCGGGTGATGATTCATCGGCATGCACCGTGGGCAGCGGAGTACATGAACCAGCTGCTGGCATTCCCCGCTGGCACGTTCGATGACCTGGTGGATGAAACCTCCCAGGTGTTGAACTACTGCGCCGGCACTGGCCCGATGACGGTCACCACAGCAACCTATGGCTACGGCAGTGCAGCGCTGCCGGCCGTGACGGAACCCGACCGCCACCTGGGGCTGAGCGTGGAAGAGGTGATGCGACTGAAGGCCATGCCAGTCCCTGGTGCATTCAATCCTGATGAGGAGCAGTACCTGTGAGCACGCCAACGCCAGGAGCGAGCAGCCGCCCGCGGCGCAGCAGAAAGGCACCGGCTGAGGGCCAGCCGCCTGCGACCGCTCCAGCGATCGATCGGTTCCCGCCGCCCACGGCATGGAGCGAGCAGCTGGCGGCCGACAACCTGCGGCTGGCCGCCAACCGTGCGCGCCGCCTCCACCGCCTCACGCTGATGCCCTACGACGACCTGCTGATGGTCGCCTGGGTGGGGCTGCTCAAGGCCTGCCGGTACTACGACCCGAAGCGGATCAACCCAACCTCCGGGGCGCCCTACCGCCTCTCCACCTGTGCCGTGCCGTTCATTGATGGCGCGATGTGGCAGTGGCTGCGGAAGGTGGGCCACCCGCTCAAGATCCCGAACAAGTGGCGGGAGCTGGGCCCGAAGGTGCGGCGGATGGCGGCGATGGGCCGCACGGCGGATCAGATCGAGCAGGAGGTGGGGCTGCCGGCGGATGAGGTGCGCGAGCTGATCGCTGCCACCGGACCCACCGCGGCGCTGCGCCAGGACATCGTGAGCGAGTGCAGCGGCAGCGGCGGCATGGCGCTGGATGACGATGAGGTGGGCCAGGATCCCGCCAACGGCACCGAGCTGCTCGAGCTGGTGGAGATCGCCCGGCGGGCATGGAGTGAGCTGAACAGCGCGGATCGGCTGCAGCTGGAGGCCAGCTGGCTGGCGAAGCGCCGGCGGCAGGTGGCCACGCTGCCCCTCGGCCAGTTCCGCGCCAGGGTGCGGCGTGTGGTGGGGCACAGCAGGGCCCCTGGCGGCACAGAACGCACCGAGCTGGGCTTCGAGGTGGAGACCACCGGCGGCGACACCCCAGGTCGGCCGAGGGGTGCAGTGGAGCAGGAGCAGGGTGAAGCGGTGGATGCTGCTGCACTCACCGCGAAGGCAGACCAGCTGGGCCTGTTCGATTCGCTCGCCACCTGATCTGAACCCGTTGCGCGCCAGGGAAAACCAGGGGCAACAGATAGGGCCAGCGGCGGGTGTCAACGAGGGCGCAGGAAACGAGCGGGATTGTCGATCACCCCCAGGGTGACCCGAAGCTGCCGAGCTACGTGCATCCTGCGCTGAAGGATGTGGCCAGTGATCTGGCGATGGTGGGTGACTGCTGGAACCTGCTGCGCGGTGTCCGGGGAAAGTACCTGCCGAAGGAGGTGGCTGAACCGGCGAAGGCCTATGAGGGCCGGCTGGCGCGGGCGAAGTTCCCGGCCTTCCTGCGCGATGGCATCCAGGCCTTCAGCGGTGCATTGAGCCGGTTCGAGGTGTCTGCAGCACCGCCGACCTTTGAGGCAGCACTGGGCAACATCGATGGCGAGGGGCAGGCGCTGAAGTCGCTGCTGATGCGCGCTGATCAGGCGGCGATGCGTGATGGTGCCTGCCTGCTGATGGTGGACATGCCGCCGGGCCGTGCTGAAAGCCGTGCGGATGAGCTGGCCCTGGGCCGCCGGCCGCTGCTGCGCTTTGCGGAGCGGATGATGGTGCGCAACTGGAAGGTGAAGCGCGAAAACGGGATCGAGATCCCGGTGGCCGTCACCGTGCTCGAGTGGCACGAAGTGGAAGATGGCGACTTCGGGATCACGATGGAGCCCCGCTACCGCGTGATGCGCGGCGGCCAGTGGTGGCTGATGCGGATCAAGGGTGCAAGCGGCAACGGCAAGGGCAGCCTGGCCTGGCAGTTCGAGGAATTGGATTTCGGCGTGTTCGAGGATGCCGCCGGCAACCCGCTGCGGTATCCGCCGGTCTGCTGGTACAGCGTGAGCCGTGAGGGCTTCGGCCGTGGCGACCTGCCGTTCTATGCCCTGGCAGAAGGCAGCCTCGACTGGTTCCGGGAGTACAGCGACTACAAGGAGCTGCTGCGCAAGACCGCGATGCCGGTGGCGGTGCGCAAGGGTGCGCCGATGGGCCAGAACGGTGCGCCGGCGCCGCTGGCGATCGGCCCGAACAGCGTGGTGGACCTGCCGAAGGATGGCAGCTTCGAGTGGGCGGAGGTGAGCGGCAGCAGCCTGGAGCGGCATGAGGCCAACCTGGCGCAGATCGAAGCGCTGATCGATCGCCAGACCCTCAGCTTCCTCTTCGGCGGCAGTGGCGACCGCACCGCAACCCATGCCGAACTGGAGAGCGCGCAGCTGCAGGCGACGCTGACCGCGATCGGGGAGCAGAAGGCCTCGATGATGCAGACCGTGATGGAGCTCTGGGTGGGCTTCACCGGCGAGCGACTGGAGCCTGGCGCCGGCCTGGTGATGGCCAAGGGTGTGGTGGATCGCCCGGTGGATCCTGAAACCCTGCGCCTTGCGAAGGACCTCTATGACGCCGGCCTGCTGCGGCGGGCCAGCGTGACCGCCCTGGAGGGCCGTGCGGGCCTGCTGCCGCAGGGTGTGACCCCAGAGGCTGAGGCGCTGGCGCTGGAGATCGAGGATGAGCTACTGAACGGCGAGACGCCCGGGCCGGCGGATCCGGCGGTGACGGGCGAGAACGACGGGGAAAACCAGGATCAGCAGACGGGGTGATCCTTGGCGGGCAAAGGAGGTGGGCGGCGCAGCTATGTGCGGGATGCCAGCGGCCGGTTTTCATCCAGCCCTGGCGGTGGTGGCGGGAAGGTCACAGGCGGCAGCCTGAAGGCCAGGACATCAGCGCGACGCAGCAGGGCCAAGCTGGCCAAACAGGATGCAGGCGATACCAGCCTGAGCGGCACTGCAAGCCGGCGTGCGCAGAAGGCTGCGGTCACCAGAACCGCCAAGGCCTCCAGGGCGGCGCAGGCCGCCAACCGCGGCAAATTGGCTGGTGGTCGCCCGGCAGGCACGATGAGCGCCAAGCCACGGCCGGCGGTGGCCAGGACCACCGTGATGCCCAGGTCTGAGCAGCGCGCACCAGGCCAGGGCCCGATGGCGCAGGCCCTGCGCAGCACGTTGCGCAGCCTGGCGCAGCTTGATGCCCAGCGGATCCGGGAGATCGAGAGCATCACCGGCATGCCGATCCGCCGTACCGCCAGCCCGTCAAAGCCGGCGACCAACAAGCTGCCCGGTAGTGCCGGAGGTGCAGCAGCGGGAGGCAGCGGCAGGGTGTCGGATGCCCTGCGGGCCAACCTGCGGCAGTTGGCGCAATCGGATGCGCGGATGGTGCGCGAAATGGCTGACCTGGCCAAACCGCCGCCGCGGTCGCAGCTGCGGGGCACCGGCGGTGGCAGCCAGCGGCAGCTGGGTGGTGGCCGGAAGCGGCGTGGCAAGAAGGCCTGATGGCGATCACGATCGGTGATCAGCAGCTCCAGCTGGCGGACGACTTCGCCCAGGCCCTCGATGGCCTGGCCGATCGCGCCAGCACCAACACCCGCCGGGCGCTGGTGATCGCCCTGCGCCGCACGCTGCGTGATCTCCGCCGCTGGTATGGCCAGGCCGTGGATCCAGAGCTGCCGGCAGAACGCAGCGCCGACGGCCAGCTGCGGCGGCCCGGGTCCTACTCGATCGCAGAATCGTCCCGGAAGCTGCAGGACCTGCAGCGCATCGCCCAGGCCTACTTCAGCGCCAACGAGCTCAAGGCCCTGGAGCAGCGCTACGCCACCGACCTGGAGCAGGCCACTGCGCTGGGTGATGACCTGGCGCGGCAGCTGCTGCAGACCACAGATCCCGAGGTGGTGGCGCGGTCGCAGTTCGTGGGCCCCAACCGTGCCGCGATCCGTGCGGCAGCAGCCACCACCTCGGCCTACATCAGGGCGGAGGTGGAATCGTTCCGCGACAACCTCACCCGCATCGTCACCCAGGGCGTGGCGCGAGGGCAGGGGTACCGCAAGATCGAGCGTGATGTGCGCATCGCCCTGCTGGGTGCCCGTGACCCGAACGGCATCACCCGCAGCCTGGGGCTGGCGAACCGTGCAGAGCTGATCGCACGCTCTGAGCTGTCCAACGCCTATGTGGGGGCGCAGAAGGCCACCGCTGAGCGGAACGGGATGAAGTACGCCAGGTGGATCGCGACGAAGGATGAGCGCACCTGCCCGGTGTGCGCCAGCCGCCACGGGAACATCTACCTGTTGGCGGAGATGGTGGGCACGCAACACCCGCGGTGCCGCTGCAGCCTGGCGCCAGTGGCGACGGAAGCGGTGGAGGAAGCGGACCCGAAGCGGCGGGCCACCCTGCTGCGTGAGGCGTACTGGGAGCGGAGCCGGGAGGCGATCACACGGGAGTTCGCCGCCGGCAAGGGCTGGCCGTTCGATCGTGCCTCGAAGGTGCTGGGCGATGCGTTGCGGAAACCGAGCCCGAGCGAGAAGCGGCAGTTCCCTGGGATCGAGACTGCCGCGCTGCCGGTGCTGTGACCTACCGCTTGCGGCGTGGCTTGGCGAGGGGCTTGTTCGTGGTGCGGATGGCGTTGGCGGGCTTCTGCGGCTGAGCCTTGGCCTTGGGCTTCGGCGCTGGCTTGGGCTTCGATGCTGGCTTCGCTGGCGGCTTGGCCTTGGCGGTGGCCTGGGCCCTGGCCGGCGCCGGCTGTTGCGGGGCCTGCGGCCGCCGGCCGGTGATTGCCTTCAGGGCCGCCCCGAGCCGTGCGGCAAGCCCTCCACCGCCCTGCCCCTGGGCCGTGCGCACCACCTTCCGGCCCGGGGTGGCCGTCGGGGCCGGCTTGCTGCTGCGCTGCTGCGCTGCCTTCAGGGCCGCCTCCATCGCAGCGCTCCGCGGCGGCGGTGGCGGGGCCTTCCTCCCACTGGCGGCCATCTCAGCCTGCTGCCGCTTGCCCTGCAGGTAGCTGAACGCCCGGCCCTGCACCGCGCTGCGCTGCACCGTGCCCCCGATTGCGCCGGCCTTGCTGGTGGGCGCCAGCTGGCTGCGGACAGCCTGCTGCACGGCCTTGAGCCGATTGGTGGCGCGAGTGATGGCAGCACGCTGCGCACGCTGCTGCTGCTGCGGGGTGCCGGCCGGTGCGGCGGCGGCCCTGGCCTTGCTGCGCTTCAGCTTGCTGCGTGCCGCGAGGCTGCCCCCGGTCACCTTCGGTCGGGCACCGCCACCACCGCCGGGGGAGCTGGAGAAGCGACCACCGTTGTCCCTGGTGTAGCTGCTGCGGCGGCGGCCGGCCATCTGTCTCGCGTGGTGGATCCCTGCCCTCTGTTTTCCCATCCACTGCTGGATGGTTGCCGGCCTGCATCCATGCCTGGACAATGATCGGGACCGCTTCGGCCGATCCCCGCGATGCCACCAGCCGTTGAGCAGGCCGAGGTGATCGATGAACCGACGCTGGAGCTGTTCCTGGCGTTGCAGGTGGGCTGCCTGCTGCGCGATCAGGTGGGGGTGCGGCAGTGCCTGCGGCTGGTGGCCACCACGATGGAGGATGCGGCCGGCATCGAGCTGACGCGGCTGCTGAGCAACAGCCTGGCGCCGGCTGATCGCTTCTGGCTGGGTGGGCTGCTGGGGCCCAGGGCCGCCAGCTGACGCGGGCTGCTGCTCCGGGGAAAACCAGGGGCACGACGTGGTGATGCCCAACTGATGGCCCGGACCTACAAGCGAGATTCGAGCGGCCGATTCTCCGGCGGTGGCGGTGGCGGCAAAGGCGGCGGCAGGGCCGGGAAGGCCAGCGGGAAGGCGAAGACCACCACGGCCCGGGGCCGGGCGCGGACAGCTGAGGCGACGGCCCGGCAGGCAGTGAAGGCCGGCGGCGGTGCCAAGGCCGCCCGCAGCCTGTTCACCGCTCAGCGGGCCCGCGACTTCTACAAGGCCACCGGTAGCGGCACCAAGCGCAGCGCCGCCAAGGGGGCCACCAAGGGGAGCGCCACAGTGGCCGCCAAGACACCGGCCAAGGGTGCCGCCAAGGCAAAGCCCGCAAGGATGAGCAAGGCAGCGCCAAACACCGCGAAGGCCAAGTACAAGGCCGCCGCCAGCAAGGTGCGCGAGCTCAAGATGTACCGCGGTGGCAAAACGGACGCGACCGTGAAGAAGGCCCAGGCAACCGTGAAGCGGATGGAGCGCAGCCGCCGGTCCTCCCGCGCTCGCGTCTGAACCACGCTCCCACCTGACCACCACCCACGATGGCAGTCCCCACCCTTGACCCGCTCTGGCGGCCGAATGCCACCGGGCCATCCCCTGTGGCCACGCAGGATCGCGAGCTGATCCGCACCTACCTCGGCTGGCCGGCCACTGATGCAGCGCTGCAGGGCCTGACGATCGCGATGAACCAGGTCGCTGGCGTCTCGCCCGCGGCGGTGGCGCAGGTGCAGGCATGGATCAATGAGATCGTGAACCTGGAGGCTGACTACGCCGACCAGGTGGCCGATGGCACCGCCCACCTCGGCAACGCGGAGGAATACGAGGGCCCAGTGCCTGGCACCAGCCCGAGCAGGGATGAGCAGCTGCAGGCAGCCAGCAAGCTGACGTGGGACACCAGCCTGCTGAAGGCGCGGTATCGGTTCGGGGGAGGTGCTGCAGCGTCCGCGCACGGGCAGCGGCTGGAGCGAATCGGGGTGCTGCGCAGCCGGATCATCAGCAGCCTGGGGCTGGATCCAACGGCCTTCACCAGCACCGGCGGCGGTGGTGCGGCGATGCTGCTGCGCAGCTGAGGGACGGGGCCGGACGCCACAAAGCCGAAGGCCCCCAGGAGTTCCAGCTCCTGAGGGCCTTGTTGATGGCTGGTTCCAACCGAACCGTGGCCGAAATGACCGTGGCCGAAATGTACACGCCCCAGGCAACGGCGTCAACAGAAAAGGGCCCCCGGTTGGCGCCGGGAGCCCTTCCTGCAAACCCAGACCCCCGACTGATTGGAACCGGGAAGGGATCTGGACTCGAACCGGGCAATCGCCCGGTCTGCGCCGCGCAGGAGACGGCACCATGCAGCGAAGCCCGGACCCCCCGCAAGGGAAGCCCGGGCTCACTGAGAGACAACATCAACCCGGAGCCTGCCAGGGCTGCCGGATCGAACCAACGGAGGACGGACCCACCGATGGGAAACCAAACGGCCGAGGCCGGTCGGTTCAATGGAATCCTATTCCCTGCATCGGAAAACTGCCAGCAGCACGGGCAGCAGGCGGCATGGCGAAGGGCGGCAAGGGCCGGCGGGGTTACACCAGGGACGCCAGCGGCAGGTTCGCCAGCGCCCCCGGCGGCAGCGGCCGGGCCCGGAAGCCGCGGGTGACCGGCGGCACCCTGGCGGCACGATCGAGCCTCCGGCGCAGCAGGGCCAAGCTCGCTGCAGCACCATCCGCAGCGCAGCGCGGGGCCGTCACCCGCGGCGCGCGGAAGCTGGCGGCCACCAGGCAGCAGGCGATCACCCGGATGGGTGCAGTGGCAGCAGCAGGGCGTCTCCGGCCTGGGGCGCGCAGGGCCACACCAGCACCGGGCAACAGCATCCGGCCCATCCCCTCCAGCCGCAGCCTCCAGGCCCCACCGCGCAATGCCATCCGCGTCTACAAGGCCAAGACGATGATGGGCAAGATGGATCGGGATGTCAGGCGCATCGATCGCCGCATCGAGCGCGACCTGAAGCCGGCCCTGAATGAGATGCGCTCCATCACGGATCGCTCAGCCCGGCTGCGGCGGCAGATGGATCGCTTCAACGCCCGCCCCTTCCAGGATCGGCTGCGGCCTGGCATCGAGGGCGAGATCGGCCGCATGCAGATGCGCAGCATGAGCGGCCAGTCGATCCGCCGCGGCGAGGATGTGGTGCGGTCTCGCGCAGCCCGCGCGCGAAAGCTGGCGGAAGGCGGCAGCACGGTGGGCCAGCGTGCGCTGCAGCTCTACGGCACCCAGCTGGCCTTCACCGGCAAGACCAGGACGCTGGGGCGGAAGAAGCCGGCGAACACGATCAACCCAGGCCCGAGCAACAGCAACCCACCACGGAAGCCGAAGCCGAAGCGGCGGCGCAAGGGCAGCTGAGGGCTGCGGGAAAGCTCTGGGCGGCCCAGGGCGACTGCAGCGCAGCGATGATCGAGTACCGAGGCGAGCGATTCGAGGGCTACAACAAGCCCAAGCGCACACCAGGCCATGCCACCAAGAGCCATGCGGTGCTGGCCAAGGAGGGCGCCACGGTGAAGCTGATCCGCTTCGGGCAGCAGGGCGTGAGCGGCAGCCCGCCGCGAGAGGGTGAGAGCAAGGCCGCCAAGGCACGGCGCGAAGCGTTCAAGGCGCGGCATGCCGACAACATCGCCAAGGGCAAGCTCAGCGCGGCGTACTGGGCAGACCGTGCGAAGTGGTGAGGGAGGGAAAACCGAGGCATGCCCACCCCCTTCGCCCCCTACGCCAACCTGCGCCTCCTGTTCCGCAGGCCCTCCGCTCCGCCTGCTTCACTCCGTGAGGGCCCACGGCCTGCAGCGGTGGAGCTGGTGGTGATCGAGGCCTTTGCCGAGCTCTCCGCCGGTGGTGATGGCACCGAAGCCGGCGGCCTGGAGATCGGCCAGCAGGCCCTCGGCGGCAACATCACCCGCTGGGCGATCCTCCCCGCCGGTGCTACCTGGCTGCAGGCCGGCACCAGCTGGCCGTGGAACGACACCGGCCTCCGCCCGCCTGGCCTGCGCGCTGGCGAGAAGCTGGAGGCCTGGGAAGGACCCCTCACCGCATTGCCCACCATCACCGGCGGCACCCCAGGCTGGGTCACCATCCACAGCCTCTCCGGCACCGGCGGCATCGATGCCCTGGTCGCTGCAGAAGCCGGCGATGAGTTCAGCGGGGTCTTCGCGGTGAACCGATGAGGGTTCGAGCCCGCACCAGCGTTCGCGTCAACCTCAGCGTCGAGTCACGCGCGCGCGCAGCAGCTGATGCAGCCGCCAAGATCGTCTTCAACGAGGCCTTCGCTGAGATCCTCGACACCATGGGCTCCAAGGTCTGGAGCTGGCCCCGTGGTGAATCGCCCCGCAACATCGTGGACTCCGGCCTGCTGCGTGCTTCAGGGTCCGTCACCATCAACAGCACCCTGGCGCACTACAGGTTCGTGTTGAACTACGCCACGGCGGTGCACAACGGCGCCTGGATCTATCCCTTCGGCGATCGCACCAAGGAGCGGGTGTTCCTGCCCCCCAGGCCGTTCGTCACTGCTGTGCTCGGCATCGAGCGCTACCCCGGCATCACGCCCTATGACCTGCAGGCGCAGTTCCGGGAAAACTTCCGCACAGCGTGGAGAACACAACGATGACCGGCGCCTACCAGTCGCTGCCGTTTGTGCAGCAGCCTGCCGTTCGTGATGACGCCTGGGCGGAGGTTGGCAATGAGCAGGTCGGCATCCTCCGCTTCCCGCGCCATGGCTTCCTGTTGGTCGGTGAGCAGGACCTGATCGCAGAAGCTGACCCGACAAACAGCATCTACGTCGAAACCTGCCGCATCGCCAATGTGATCGCAGCAGCTGAAGGCTGGACCCCCACTGAGGCCTACGCCACCGTCACCCGCATCCAGTCCAGTGCCATGGGTGTGCGGGTGCTGCTGACGCCAGAGGAGCACGATGCACGGATCCGGCATGCGGCACTGTTCGGCCCACTGGTGCGGCATGTGATCGGCCTGTCCAACCTGCTCACCCTGCGGCGCTGCACCGCCGTGATCCGCTACCGGCTGGAGGGCTGCAGCGACTGGAGCGACGATGACACCAGGGCCCTGCCCGGTGCGCTGCGGGATGCGATCCACAGCTTCGAGCAGGCGGAAGAGGCTGCAATGGCCGGCATCGAGCCGCAGGATGTGGAAGCGCAGCTCGCGCAGCTGGAGGTGGATCTGGGAAAGCTGCCGCCGGCACACTCGATGCCGCCGCAGCCAGCTGGGTCGAAGCGTTCTGGCGCTGCCAGGAGCTCTACCCCGGCGACAGCACCTTCTCCCGTGAAGCGTTCCCGTTCCTCCCGGTCCCCTTCGTCCTTGAAGCCCTCGAACGGGGCGAACGCCGGCGGCGACAGCAGCTCCACTGGGCAGAGCTGAGCACCGCACAGATCGCCTGGCTGGAGGCTGAGGCCAACCGCGACCGCAAGCGGCGCAGCAAGCCGTTCGAGCTGTTCGACTTCTGCTTCTTCGCTGATGTGGCCGAGAAGCCATCACCACCGGCGGCCGCTGGTGCTGCGCTGGAGGAACTGCTGCGGCGTGATCTGCTGCCGGCCTATGCGATCGGGCCATGGTGCGAAGACCTGCAGCGTGCAGGCCAGGGCCATGAGCTGCCGAAGCGCCTGGTGCTCGCCGCCGAAGATGCGCTGCTGCTGGCGCCATGGCGGCCTGATGCCGACCACTGGGCTGGGTTCCTGATCGCGGAGCACAGCGCCAGCGGGCAGCAGCGGGCCTTCTACTCCGAAGACGGTGATCGGGTCGATCTCACCGTGCCGGCGGCCCTGATCGGCCGGGTGGCAGTTGCAGCACGCGCCGGTGCAGTCCTGCCGTTGGTGAGCGGAAAACTCGGGCAACCCTCATCCGACGAGATCCAACCATGACCGCGGGCGCCCAGAACTACACGGCGGTCCTCGATGTTCAGACCTATCTGGTGCCGATGCGTTTCTCGGCCATGGACCTGGACGACCTCGAGACCGCTCAGACCGACATCACGACCTTCCTGAACTCCGCCAATGCCCTCTCCGGGCCGAAGGTGGTGAACTGGAGCGGCACCGGCAGCACCTTCGAGCTGTTCGTGGACCAGCAGACGCTGACCATCAGCAATGTGGCCCGGGCCACCAACGTGGTCACGATCACCACCTCCGCCGCTCACGGCCTGGCGACTGGCGACAAGGTGAAAGTGACCGCGACCACCAACGCTGGCGTGAACGGGTCGTTCGTGGTTGCTTCGGCGCCCACCACCACCACCTTCACCTACGCCCAGACCGGCGCCAACATCACCAGCGGCGCCGACACCGGCAGCGTGAAGACCGGCCTGCAGAAGCTGGACGGCACCGACAAGCCGATCCGCGTGCTCAGCCTCACCGGGATCCCGTTCTCGATGGACACCACCACCGATGGTGCGCTGACCCTCGATGCCGTGACCCTCGGCACGCAGATCAACATCGCCACCGGCAACAGCTTCTCCGCGTCGGTGAGTGGCCTCAGCGCTCACAAGAACGTGGACTGGAAGCTGCTGACCTGCCTGTCGGAGCGGAACACGGCTGAGGGCCTGATCGCCAAGATGCTGCGCATCGGCCCCGGCGGCACGGTGGAGCAGAAGTACGGCTTCATCCGGGTCGAGAACTTCGGCGAGGATGGTGATGCCGGTGCGCTGAGCAAGTGGACCGCGACCTTCAACGTGGTGGGCCCGCTGCGCACCATCGTGGACAACGTGATCGCCTGATGCTCCAGGGCATGGCGGGAGGGCCTCTGCTCCCCCGCCCTGGGCCTCATGCCGCGGGCCGCTTCGGGGGTGCCTCCAGTCCGGGGGTGCCCCCGTTCTGCTTCAGCAGGGCCTGGGCGGCATCACGTGCGATCTGCGACGGCCGCCCCAGCTGCTGCCGCATCGCCCACTGCGTGGCGGCCTTCTGCGACATCCAGGCCTCCAGCAGCTTGCGGCACAGCGCACGCAGCGCTGCGGGGTCGCTGGTGGCATCGATGGTGCGCCGCATCCGCTCCATCTCGAACGACTGCGCAGTGGACAGCTGCATGGCGGCTCGCTCGCAGGTTGTTGCGCTGAGGTTTCCCCGGGGGAAAGCTGAGGGCATGGGATCGAGTCTTCCAACCAGCTCGCTGGCGGTGTTTGATCTGCTGGCTGCGGACAGCCTGCTGGCGCCACTGGTCGGCAGCTACCTGTGGAGCAACGGGCAGACGCGGCCGGCGATCGCTCACCTCTGGCGCAACGAAGACCTGGGGCCTGAGGTGGTCGCCCGCGGGGTGGAAATCGTGGTGTGGCGCGTGGGCAGTGATGACCCGGTGCCGTGCGTGAGCGGTGAGGTGATCGTGAACCCAACGATCAGCCTGGCGATCACCCAGTGGGAGCCGGCAACGGCCGGCGGGGCCATGCAGCTGGAGGCGGTGGTGCGGCGTGTGCAGAAGCTGCTGCCGGGGGCGAGCGCTGCGGATGTGAGCGTGCCGGGGCTCACCGTGGGGCTGCAACAGCAGGCGGTGCGGTGGCGTTGCCCGGTGCTGGTGGTCTGATCAGCTCTTCATCAGCTCGCGCACATCATCGAACAGCATGATTTTGATGCCGGTAGGTTTCATCGTGCAGATTGCCCAGGTCTGATACAGATCACCGGTGGCATTGTCCTGTGCGCGGTAGCTCACGACCACCTCACGGGTGTTGATCGGATCCTTGAGCAGGCTGGCGGCCCTGGGCTTGTCTTCCACGTGCTTCCAGTAGGGGCGCCACTGGATCTTGAGCGCTTCACGCTTCACGGCATCCCTGCAGCGGCGGAGCGTGGCATCAGCGCTCGGCGGCCAGGTGTGAAGCCGGTCCTGCACCATCGGCACCAGCCAGCCGACCACCAGGGCAGCAGTCGCAACAGTGGCGCACCCAGCTACCACGTAGTCGAGCGGAGTGAGGCGCAATGGCGCTCGTCGTTTCGTCATGGCAGCAGTGGACCGTAAGAGCTGTTCAGCCGAGAAGGTAGGCCAGCTCAGCAGTAAAGAGCGAGGGGCGGAAAACTCACCCTCAGAGGTAGGGCAACCGTGGCGGATCTCGACATCAGCGCAAGGTTGTTGCTGGAGAACGCAAAGGATCTGCAGCGACAGCTGGAAGAGGCGGGCCAGGCCAGCGGGTCGGTGTTCGGCCAGGCGATCAACAACCAGGCGCAGAAGGGCCTCGATGATCTGGTCGCCCGGGCGGAGCGTGCGGCGAAACAGGTCGGCCTGGCCTTCAACCGCACCACGCTCCAGTTCGAGAGCCCGAAGGGCGAGATCATCCCTGAGGCCACCCTCAAGAAGCTGGGGCGGCTGAATGCGGAGCTGGGGGCCTCGCAGCGCGAGCTGAAGGCATTCGCGGCGGAGGCGGAGCGCACGGGCCAGCAGGCGGCCGATGGGTTCGACCTGATGGATGCCGCCGTGACCGGCGTGGCGTTCAGCATCGCCAACACGCTCACCACATCGGTGCTGCAGGCTGGCGGGCAGGTTGCTGGTGTGCTGAAGGGCCTGGTGGGTGGGTTTGCGGACCTGGATGCCGAGATCCGCAAGGCGGCGGCGGCCGGCGGTGAACAGGGCGGCTACGAGAAGTTGTCCAGGGCGGTGGACAGGGTCGGCGTCGAGGCGGCCGGCACGCAGATCGAGGTGGCCCAGCTGCTCACGGAGCTGGTGCGCGGCGGCATGACGGTGGACCAGGCCACCCAGAGCCTGGGGGCGATCGTGCGCGGTGCGGAGGCCACCGGCACCGCCTACGCCCAGATGGGTGATGTGGTGGGTGCATCGCTGAAGGGCTTTGGCCTCGAAGCGAAGGATGCGCAACGGGTGGTGGATGCCCTCACCCAGGGCGCCAATTCCTCGGCCACCAGCGTGAGTGGGCTTGGGATGGCGTTCAAGTACGCCGCCCCGGTGGCGAAGATCTTGGGGGTGAGCGTGGAAGAGCTGGCGGTGGCCGCCGGCCTGCTCACCAACACCGGCATCGATGCCTCTGAAGCTGGTGTGACGCTGCGGAACGGCCTCTCGAAGCTGGCCAGTGCAGCACCGCAGACCGGTGGCGGCATGAAGCAGCTGACCGGCCAGGCGGCTGCCGCCGCGAAGGTGATGAAGACCCTTGGGCTCGACATCTACGAGGCTGACGGCACCCTCAAGCCGATGGAGCAGACGCTGCTCACGCTGAAGGGGGCGTTCGACAAGCTGGGCCCATCGGCCAGGGTCAGGCTGGCGGCAGACCTGTTCGGCGGAGAGGACGACGGCACTAAGTGGCTGTCGCTGCTGGGCCAGAGCGAGACCGAGATCAAGAAGATGTCGGCGGCCATGGCCAACACCAAGGGCGCAGCGGACACGGCGCGGGAGGCGATGTCTGGCCTGAAGCAGAAGATCGAGGAGCTGAAGGGCGGGCTTGACACCCTTGGCAAGACCTTTGGCGCCGCCATCGCGCCGGCAATGATCGTGGTGGTTGAGGCCGCCAAGGCGGTGGTGGGCGCGATTTCAGACCTGCCCACCCCGGTGAAGCAGGTTGGTGCAACGCTGATCCTGCTGGTGGGCGGCCTGGTGGCGGCACGGGTGAGCCTGGCGCTGTTTCAGGCGGCGCTGGCGACGACGCAGGTGCAATCGGCAATCCAGGGCCTGCTGTCGCTCGGCGCGGTGCTGCGCGGCAAGCTGGCGGCCGACATGGCGTTTGCCAGTGCCGCCTGGACCCGGATGATCGCGGCGATGGTGGCCGCCAACACCACGCAGATCTCTTTCGGTGCAGTGGCAGCCGCCATCAGGGACAACGTGGTGAAGGCTGCGCTGAGCGGGGCGCTGGCGATGGTGAAGCTGGGTGAGGCGATCGCCAGCGGTGCGCTGCTGACCAGTCTGAAGGCGTTTGCCGCGGGGGCATGGGCCGCGGTGGCGCCGTTGCTGCCGTTCGTTGCTGCTGCCGCTGCAGTCGCTGGCGCGATCGTGGTTTGGAACAACGTGCTGAGCGGCGCCAATGACATCAGCAAGGACTTCGCAGAGACGCAGAAGACGGTTGCCGATGAAGTCGGCAAGCTGAATGAAACACTGGGCGAGAATGCAGTCCAGGTAAAAGAAAGCCGTGGCGCAATCGATGAACTCTTCCGTTCCGCCGGTGAAGGCTACTCCCTGATCCGCCTGGGCCAGGAGGTTGAACGACTGCAGGGGACGTTCGGGATTGCACAGGAAGGTGCGATGGCGTTCTACCGCGAGCTGCAGCGGTCTGGTGTCATCAGCGATGAGCAGAAGACCAAGGCGAAGCAACTGGCGGATCAGCTCACGCGCCTTGCAGAAGCCGGTCGAAATCAAGCGGCACAGCTGCGGGCTTCCGCTGGTGAAGAAGAGCTGAAGGGCAACACTGGTCTGGCCGAGAACATGCGTTCGCGCGCCAATGCGCTGGATGCCGAAGCGCGGGCGACCGCCAACCTCGCGGCCGGGATCCGGGCGAAGGCTGGCGTGACGGAAGCCGACACCAAGGCCACCCAGGCCAACAACGCCGCGCAGGAAACCGCCGAAGACATCGAGCGCCGCCGGCTGGCCCTGGTGAAGCTCCGCCGCACCCAGGGCGAAGCGGAGATCAGCCAGCGCCAGGCCCTCGGGTCGCTGACCCGTGAAGAGGCCGAGGAAGAACGGCGCCAGCTGGCGATCACCGAAGCACGGCTGGAGCGTGAAGCGCAGATCCAGCGCCTGAAGGGCCTGACCGGTGATCAGGCCGTGGCCGCCCAGCAGCAGATTGCAGAGCTGGATCGCGAGATTGCAGACCTGCAGGTGCAGGGCGCCGAGGCGGCGGTGCAGCGCTGGCAGCGGGTGTATGACCTCGCCGTGCAGCGCCTGGAGCTGGAGAGCACTGCGATCGGCCTGCAGAAGCAGGGCGCCGAGCAGGTGGCGGCCCGGCTGCGGGGGCAGCAGCAGATCCTCGAAGCACAGCTGGGCCTGCAGCAGGCGCAGGCGGCCCTGGTGCAGAGCCGGTTTGCAGTGCAGAAGGCACGCAACGATCGAGCGGTCACAAGCGCCGAGGAACAGTTGCAGCTGGCGATTGAACGTGGCGCATCGGAAAGTGAAATTGAATTGCGCACGCGGAGAGTTGTTGAGCTGCGACGCCGGGCAGTTCAGATTGAGCAAAATGCAATAGAGGCTGGCATTATGGCCACCGCTCAGCGCTTCCAGATTGAGCAGAGGCTGCTGGCGGCAAAGCAGGCGCAGCAGGCGATTGAAGCTCGATCAGCACAGCTTGCAGCCGCGCAGAATACGATCCAGCAAGAACAGCGGCTGCTTGAGATTCGCAAGCAGCTGGCCGATCCAAACATCACGGCCGGTCAGCGGGCAATCCTGCAAGAGCAGCTTGGCCTTCAGTACCAGGCTGTTGGCTTGGCGCAGCAGCAGCAGCGAAACGAAATCGGCCGGCTTGATGTGATGAAGCAGGTGTTTGGCTTGGAGCGAGAAACGCTTTCGGCTCAGCAACAAACCACCGCAAACACTGCCCGCGCAGAGGCCATCGCCAAAGGATACGAAGACAGGCTGGCCGGTTCGTTGAACCAGCTTGATCGGGCAGCAAGCAGCAGCAGCGGCATGAGCGATGCGCTCAAGCAGGTTTTTCGCGATGCGACATCTGTTGAGTCGTCAGTGAAGGGGCTCTCCAATGTGCTGGACCAGGCCAAGGTCACCACCGACAGCACCGCCAATGCAGCCCAGTCCCTCGCCAGTGGCTACGCCAACGCCAACACCAACGCCCAGGCGCTGCTGGGCACGCTGACCAAGATCGCAGCCACACCACAGGCCCGCTGGGCTGGTGGCCCGGTGGAGCCCGGCACCAGCTACCGCGTGAACGAGCTGGGCCAGGAATCGCTGCTCAGTGCCTCAGGGCGGCTGTCGCTGATCGATCGCGCCCGCAATGCCATGTGGCGGCCCCCCAGCCGTGGTGTGGTGCTGCCGGCGGGGATGACGGAGCAGCTGGCGATGGCGGGGGCCTTCGGGGGCAGCGGCGGCCGGGCAGGCCGTAGCGGCTCCCGCGGTGGTGGCGCCGTGCTCCAGCAGGTGGCCCGCAGTGGTGATGGCATGCGCGGCCTCACCGCTGCCGTTGCGCGGCAGGGTGCACTGCTCGGAAAACTGGGGGCAGCAATCGACCGCCTCGCAGCACGGGACTGGAGGGTCACGATCCACACGCCAGGCAATGCCGGCCTGATCCGCAGCCTCCAGGGCTTCAGCTGAACCTCGCTACCGCACCACCTGATGCCAGCCACCCCACTGCCGATCACCATCAGCTACGGCGGCAGCAGCTTCACCTACCCCAACCTGGCTGAGCATCCCCTCACCTTCGATGCGACGGATGCGCAGCGCGGGCAGGTGGCCGAGGGGCTGAGCGCATCGGGGTTGCTGCTGGCGGACCAGGCGGATTCACTGCTCGCGCTCTGGCGGGCATGGAACAGCGCGCGGCTGCCGGAGGATGCACCGGAGCTCACCGGCACCGTTGGTTCCACGGTGGCCGTGAGCGGCCGCGGGCCGGGCTTCGACTGGAGCACCCCCCGGGTGTGCTGGTTCAGCGATGCACCATCGATCACCCAGGTCGGCATCTTCTCCAGGGTGTCGGTGTCGGTGGTGGATGCCACCCAGGCCCTGGCGGTGCTCCTGCGGCAGCAGGAAGAACAGGCGGAGCAGACCAACCCGCTGAACCTCGGCACGCTGGCCCTCGGCGGCGCCACGATCAACCTCACCGCACGGCCGGACACGTTCGATGGGCTGCCGCAGCTGCAGCTGAACCCTGCGGCCGCGCATGTGATCAGCGGCCCCCTGGCGCTGCAGGAACTGCGCGAGGTGGAGGGTTGGGTCACACCGGCCCATCTCACGCTGCTCGAGACCTGGGTGAAGACCACGATCGCCACCACACCAGCGGCGAACAGTTGGTTCCCGACCAGCTGGACGCGACCCACGGCCGTGATGCGCGCCAACGGCGGTGCGCTGGCCCTCACCTACGACGTGGGGCTGACGCTGGTGAAGGTGCGAGGTTGAGATGACGATCGACACCAGGGCCTATGCGTGGTGCAACCTGGGCCAGCTGAGCCCAGAGACCCCCGCCACACTGGCTGACAGCCACATCCAGGGCAGCGGTGTGGTGACCGTGCGCGGCACCGTGGTGCTGCTGGGTGTGGTGCAGGTGGCGGCCGGCACTGCAGTGGACCTGGCCTATTCCGATGGCCAGCGCTGGATCGCGCGGGTGCCGCGGCGGCTGCGGGTGCTGAGCAGCAGCATCAACCCCCTGGCGCTCGGCGGGAGGGGTGAAACCACGCTGTCGGTCGGCTGCAAGCTGGCCTACATGGAAGATCGGAAGCCACCGATCACCAACCCGACCAACACGGAAGAGAACAGCGAGGTGCCGGAGGTGGAGCGGCGTGTGGCCACCCCACCGCTCACGGCAGGCTTTGTGGTCGGCAAGATCCTCACCGCCCTGGGGCTGACGGCTGCGAACACGATCCCGATGACGATCCGCCGGATCGTGGACGAATGGGACCTGAGCGCCGGCTACGTGGAAGAGCTGGGCCGCATCGTGTCGTCAGAGGGCTACTTCTGCCGCGTGAACGAAGCGGAGCAGGTGGAGTTCATCAGCAAGAACCAGGAGCAGGGCCCTGGGCTGCTGGTGACCCAGCAGAACGTGATCGAGCTGACGCCCGCGAATGTGGGAGAGCTGCCCGGGGAAGCGGTGCTGGCGCGTTACACCAGCCTGAAGCTGGTGCCGCCGGATGCGGACCTGAGCGAAGACGAGGTGAAGAAGCGGAACTGGGAGAGCGAGACGGTCATCGGTGATCCTGTGCAGTCGATCCACACCTACACCAATGATGCGGGCGAACAGGTCAAGCAGTACATCACCTACATGCCTACCAAGTTATTCACCACAAGCTACGACCAAAAAGACCGGGTGAGGACGCGACAGGAGTCGTCGAACGAGCTGAATGGCCTGCGCTTTTCAACAACCAGCTTCTCATACGGAACCGCTTCATTCCTTGCTGACAGTGCTGATGCGCTAAGCGATGGAATCGGCAGCACTGCCGGCGGCAACGAAGACTCAACCCCTCGCAGTGAAACCACCCAGGAGTTCACCCCCGTCGGTGACTACCTGTCAGCCTGCGGCCTGGAGGGGCCTCATGGCCTGTTTCTGAGTGGCAACCAATGCACAATGATGCGGACGACGAGCTACGACCGCGACCCCGTTTCTGGTGTCACAAGGACCACCACCAGGCAATACACCGCCTACATCAATACACCCTTCGGTTCTGATGCCATCGCCAAGCTGCGGGAGGCTGGCGAACCGGTGAGCGAGCTGCTGAAGGAAGCCCTCAAGCTGGTGCCCTACGGCAGCGAGCAGCGGATCCGCACCGAGCGAGAGTATGGCCTGCAGAAGCGGCCCGGGCAGGCCGAACGCACCGCACTCGCCACACGCAAGGCGCCGAGCGTGGAGCAGACCGCAGAGATCACCTGGGCGGTGGGTTCTAGCACCAGCCAGACCGCTGTGGAGATGTCGCCCTCCTATGTGTCCGATGACGCGATCGTGAAGGTGAATGGCGTCTACAGCGTGCAGGCCAGCAACGCCGAGGCCCAGGCGCTGAACTACGCCAGGATCGAGAACCGCCTGCTGCTGGCCAACCGCAACGGCTGCGGCATCCAGCTCACACCGCTCCACACCCCTCCCAGGCCGTTCGACCTGCTCTACGTGCGGCTGAACGGGGCCACCGCCTGCTTCCGCGTCAACGGCACCACCTGGACGATCGATCGCGATGGTGCGGTGTGCACGATCGATGCGCTGTTCTGGGGTGCGATCGATGGCGCCGTCGCTGATGCCTGGTTCCCCCTGCCGCCTGGCGCCAGCAGCCTGCCGGCCACTGCTGCGGTGACCACCAACGCCAACCCGTTGCCGGCCAACGCGATCGCGATCCCCAACAGCTTCAACTTCACCAACCCAAACCTGCAGAGCCTGTTTGCAGCACTGCCCAGCGGGCAGGCGCCGACCTATGCCGCGGTGATCAACCCGGCGCAGATCGTGCGGCCGTACCACGAGACGGTGGAGCTCCAGGGCGGTGTGCTGGTGGGCGGCAGCGTGGAGGTGCAGACGTGGTTGCCGACTGAACTGGAGCTGGATGGTGGCGTGGCCATCGGTGGCAGCGTGCAGCCGATCGACACCCTGCTCGAGGTGCTGCCAGCTCAGATCGTGCTCCAGCCGGCGCCGATCACGCTGGTCAGCAATGTGGGCATCGCGGCGGTGGAGGTGCAGACGGCGCAGATCGTGCTGCTGCCCAACCCGATCAACCTGATCAATCTGGCGAGCACCACCGAGCTGCTGCTGGAGATGGAGGGCAGCGGCAGCGCCTTCGTGGACAGCAGCATCAACAACCACACCGTGACGGTGGCTGGAACGGTGACGCAAAGCGCCGGCCTGTCGCAGTGGGGCACGAAGGCGGCCGAGTTCAACGGCGCCGGCGGCGCAGTGGTGGTCGGGGGATCGCAGTTCGGGATCGCGAGCACCGAGGCCTTCAGTCTGAGCTTCTACTTCAGTCCGGGAGCCTGGAGCGCCGATGGCCTGAACGGGACCCGGCAGGTGCTTGAACTGGTCAACCCAAGCGGCAACGGGATCCAGATCAAGGCGGAACCGTACAACAATCAGACCCGGATTTACATGCTCCAGGGCGAGCTTGGAGTGAGCCAAGACTACAGGGTTGCAACCGTTCCACGGGATCAGCTGTGTTACATCAAGATTGTGCGAGAGATCAATGGCCTGCGGCGGGTTGCGGTGAATGGAATTGAGCTGTTCAACCCTGACACCTACAGCGGTCCCTTCATTGACACCAACCTCTACGACTCCCTGATCGTTGGCAGCGCCAGTGCCGAGATCCAGGCCGGCATTGGCATTGTTGGCCGAGTGGACTACGTGAAGCTCGAACGCATCGGCACCACCGTCACAGATGTGCCGATCGCTTCCGATAGCGACATCATCAGCCAGGCGGCGATCAAGCTGTTCCCGGCTCAGCTGCGGCTCCAGCCTGGCCAGGTGACGCTGGTGGATGAGGTGCCGATCAACACCCTGGAGGTGGGCACCGCGCAGCTGGTGCTCCAGCCGGCACCCATCACCCTGGCCAACACGGGCGGCAGCAGCACTGCGGTGCTGCTCGAGATGGAGGGCACAGGCAGCACGTTCGTGGACACCAGCGGCAACAACAACGCCGTGTCGGTGGTGGTGACCACCAACCAGACCGCTGTGACGCAGACCACCGCTCAGGCTCGCTGGGGCAGCAAGGCGGCCGACTTCCCGGGCACAGGCACCGCCATCGTGGTGGCCGGCACCGGCTTCCCGATCGCCGCCGGCGATCCCTTCTCGGTCTCGCTCTACGTGAGGCCTCCGGTCAGCGCCAATGTGAGGCGGTGCCTGCTGCTGATGGAGACCAACAGCAGCACCTGGCTCGAATTGTCGCTGGTTCCAGCCAGCAACCAGACGGAGTGCTACGTCCTGCTGGAAGACTACCCGTTCTCGGATTACAGGATCGCCACGGTTCCTTTCAACGCCTGGTCCTACATCAAGCTGGTGCGTGAAGCCAGCGGCCTGCGCCGCTTTGCTGCCAATGGAACCGAGATTCCTTACGTCGATTCCTACGAAGGCGAGATTCCGGTCTACGACAGCAGGGCCTATCCCAACGGCTTCAGGGTCGGCTCAACCGAAAACCAGATCATCTTCAACCAGGGCATCGTGGCTCACGTAGACCATGTGCGCCTGGAGCTGGCTGCAACCTCGATCACGGCAGTGCCGACCGGGCCATAGGGCCAGGCGGGAAAACTGACGCGAGCTTCACAGGGCCATGGCTGTCTGCACCTTCATCCCCGTACCGTCATTCGCAGAGGCTGCATTCGAGAAGGGGCACAACTGCAGCACCGACACCATCAAGGCCATGCTGGCCACCACGGTGCCGGAGCTGCAGGCGCTGACGCAGCGCAGCCAGCTGGCAGAGGTGGCCAACGGCAATGGCTACACCACCGGCGGGGTGACCTGCACCGCCAGCACGAGCGACACGGTGAACGGCCTCTACAGCCTGAACCTGGCTGATCCCGTGGCCTGGAGTGCCAGCGGCAGTGGCTTCAGCTTCAACACGGTGGCCTTCTACAACGACACCAGCGCTAGCGACCTGCTGCTCGGCCTGGTGTTCGTGAGCACCGCCGGGCAGAAGTCGATCACAAACGTCTCGCTGTCAAACAACGTCGCGACACTGACCTGCAATGCCCACGGCTTCCAGGTGGGCGATGTGGTGGTCGTGACCGAGCTGGACAACGGCGTGCTGAACGGCACCTACACCATCACGTCGGTCACCACCAACGCATTCAGCTACAACCGCACCGCAGCCAACATCACCAGCACAGCAGTGACGGCCGGCAAGGTGATCAAGCCGGAAACGATCACCAAGCCGGCGGGCTCGAGCTTCGCGATCCAGTTCGGTGGTGCAGCCCTGTTCACCGCGAAAGTGAAGGGCAACTGACATGGCGCTTCCATTCCAGACCAGTGATGCCGAACTGGCCCGGGTGTTTGCAGCGGCCTACCAGGGCCGTGTGGTCCGGGCCTGCCTGGCGACCAACAGCGGCACCCTGACGAAGAACAGCACCACCGCGCAGTGGGATGCGGCGGAGATCAGCGCGCAGGCCTCTGAGGGCTACGCCAGGGTGCAGTGGACGATCCCGGCCGGCGCCTACGACGCCGCGACGGGGCGGTTTCGATCGCCGCAGCAGCTGGCCACCTTCACCGCGGCAGCGAACGGCCTGGGGCTCACCTACGACACGCTCTACATCGTGCTGGGGACCGCCGGCGGCGGTGGCGCCGTGACCTGGGACACGACGGTGGCGATGCTGCATGTGGAGGCACCGAGCATCGCGCTGAGCCCTGGTGAACCGCGCAGCTACCGCGTGCGGCTGCTGACCGATGACATCACGACGGTGGCCTGAGGCTGGTGGCCACACGCATTGACCTGAACCTGCCGCCGCGGCTGCTGGAGGCGGCACGGGCGACGCAGGCGGCCAACCGGCGGCAGCTGCTGAACCGCGAGCAGCAGCAGCGTGATGCGCGGGAGGTGAAGCGGCAGCTGCGGAAGGTCGAGGAAGAGCAGCGCAAGGCGACCAGGCAGCGAGACCTGTGGAAGGGTGCAGTGCCGGAGTTCCCCCTGCCGGCTGGGGTGGTGGGCGGCCGGCGGGATGGCGTCACTGTGGCCCATGGGTTCCTGACCGAGGGCGTGGTGACCCCGCGGGAGTACCGGCTGTGGAGCGGGGATGGCAGCCAGTCGGTGAAGGTGCCGCTACCTGAAGAGTCGGCCACCGGCAAAGCTCCAGAAAGCTTCGTCGCAGAAAGGTATGTCTACGGAAAGATGATTGGCTATACAGATGCCAATGGCAACATAGGATCAACCTCAAGCATTAGCGTGCCTCCCGATCAGGCATTGCCTCCACTTGTGGAGCAGACAAGAACGTTTGCCGTGACGGCCAACGGAACGTCAAACCTGCAATGGCTTTTGCTTCCAGCAGGGAGAGCCAGTCTTGTTCTGGTTTTGACCTACCAGCAATACTCAACCACACAGACAACACTGCAAAGGCTCACGAGAACAGCCACTTACGACAAAAGCAAGTACACCATTACAAAAGGGATTTACCAAACAAACGTTGGCTACCTCGTTGGGGACGTAGTTGTTACCGAGGGCGGCCTGTATGAGGTTGGCAGTACGCTGGCGGGCGTTGCCGTGTCATCGTATGACTATGTTGTTCTTGTTGGATTCGAGCTTGCAATAAGAATGACCTATGTGGATCAGTGGCTAATGGTTAGCACATCTTCTAAGACCGCCATCAGTGCCGCTCCGCCACTGGCCTTCTACATCACCGAAAAATCCGTACGCGCAATCAATGCGCCGGCCGCAATCTATCAGCTGCTTGCAGACCGCAATCGTGATGGTGCTGTCACCAGCGCCACCCAGGGCCTCGGCGCAGATGTTGACGGGGTGCGACTGGCCACACCGCAGACGATCGAGGCGGTCACTACCGGCGACCCTCAGTCCTGGTCGCCCACCTGGCTGCAGTTCAGCCGATCAGGCAGCAACCCATCCCAGCTGGTGGCGCGCAAGATCCGTGCGCTGGATCCGATCAGCCATGAACCGCTCGATCCCGCCTCCGGCACCCTGATCCCTGGCCTCACCGTGCCGCTGCAGCTGCCGAACCTGGCGAACCTGCCGCCTGGCACCAACCAGACGCTGCTGCTGGCCTGGGACTGGGGCAAGCCTGCGCTCTGCCGCCAGCGGCTGCTCAACCTCGGCTTCTCCCCGGAGGATCTGGCCCCATGACCATCACCACAGCCACACCATCACCACAGCCCGAGGACGACCTGCAGCCTGGCTACAGCAGCCAGCCCACGGTGTTCCAGCGTGCGGAGCTGGCGGCCCTGGCCAACCGCCAGCGGCTGCTCAACCGTGAAGCACGCGCACGCACCATCGCCAAGGGCGTGAAGCTCAACACCCTCTCCTGATAGCTGCCAACGGGAAAACTGCGCCCGCAACCTTGCACCGGGCGAGCGACTCCCCGGCATCGGATGAAGACACGATTCTCGGCACGCTTCAACACGCTGTGGAGCGATCTGCTGCCCCTCCACACCACGGTCGATCCTGATCCTTCCGGCGATGGCGCCGGTGATGCCGGTGGCGCGGGTGGTGATGGCACCGCCGGCGGCGCGGCAGGGGCCAGTAGCGGTGCAGCAGGAGGCCTCAGTGGCGGGGATGACCCTGAGGCGCACCTGGGTGATCCCGGCAAGCGGGCCCTCGCGGCACTCCGCGCTGAAAAGGATGCGCTGATACGCCAGCTGGCCGAAATCCAGCGCACCCACCCGGCAGCCGTGTCTGAGGCCAAGGAGCGGGCCGAGCAGCTGGAGCGGCAACTGCGCGAACGCGAGCAGCTCACCGAAGCGGAGCGGCTGCGGCTGGAGCGGAAGCACCAGGACCAGCTGGCCAAGGCCACCGAGACCGCCACGCAGGAACGCCAGCGGCGCATCAACCTCGAGATCCGCACCGCCGCCCGCGCGGCGTTCGATGCCGCCCACGGCCGTGATGGTGCCGACGAAGCGGGGCTGACCTTCTTCGATGGCTTCATGGCCCTGGTGGGCTCGAAGCACCTCCGGCTCGATGAAGCCACCGGCCAGGTCTATGTGGTCGATGGCCAGGGCGATCCGATGCTTTCGGCCGATGGCAAGGGCCGCGTCAGCCCAATCGAGTGGATGAACCAGCAGGCCGATGGCTCGCCGGTGGTCGGCTCGTTCTTCCGCAGCCGCATGGGCGAGGGCTCTGGCGGGTTCGTTGGTGCCCGCGGCCAGCGCGGTGGTGTGGTGGCCCGCGACCCGCAGCAGGCGATCAAGGCCGGCACCCGCGACTTCCTGTCGGCCGCCTACCCCGGCTGAGGGCGCAGAAGAGGGGGGAACGGAAAACTCCGGGCGACTGGGTGGTGATGCACGCGATGTGCAGCCACAACCCAGCACCGCCCGGTTGGCGCGATGCCGTCGGTGCCATCCACATCCAGATGACCACGGCATCAGCCGCGCCATCCGCCTGGAGCGACTCCACGGGGGCGGCCTGAAGCCAGGCCATCGCGATTCCCGTCAATCCTCCAACCCCCCTCTTTCCGATGGCTTCCCTTACCCTCTGGGAGCAGTTCCAGCTCCGCATTCAGCAGGGCGCCAGTGATCAGGAACTGGCTGTCCGCGCTGGTCTGAACGTTTCCGAGCTCGCCCGCATCGTGCCCTTCGTGGACGTGCAAGGCGGCGCCTACCCCTACGCCCTCGAAGACGAGCTGCCCGATGCGCAGCCCCGTCTGTTCGATGAGGCGAACGACGACAGCCTCGGCACCGTGAAGACGGAAGCTGAAGTGCTGAAGATCTACGGCAAGGACGTGAAGACCGACCAGAGCAAGCTGGCTCTGTTCGGTGCCAGCGCCCACCGTCGCCAGCTCGACATGACCATCCGCGCCATGCGGATGCGCTTCGAGCGTGACTTCCTCAATGGCGACGCCAACGCCTCGAACGGCCGCGAGATGGATGGTCTGCGCAAGCGGATCAACACCGGCAGCAACCAGGCCCTGGCCAACCATGGCTCCGCCGGTCCGCTGAGCCTCTCGAAGCTCGATGAGCTGATCGATGCCGTGGATGCTCCCCCCAGCGACAAGGTGCTGGTGGTCGGCCGCCCCCTGGGCCTGAAGTTCAACAAGGCCATGCGCACCAGCGGTGTGGCAGGCAACATCGACTTCCGCCCCGATGAGTTCGGCCGTCAAACCCTGTTCTACGGGGATGTGCGGATCATCCGCACCGACGTGGACCGCCAGAACAACGCGATCCAGGCGTTCGATGAGGCGAACAGCACCTGCTCGATCTATTGCCTCGCCCTGGGCGAGGGGATGGTGAGCGGCCTGCAGGGCCCCAGCAACACCCCCACCGGCCAGGTGCCTGGTCTCGCCGTCTACGACGTGGGCGAGATGTTCACCACCCCCACCTTCCTCACCCGGATCAGCTGGCACATCGGTGCGGTGATCGAAACCAAGCGTGCTGCGGCCCGCCTGTACAACATCACCAACGCTGACATCATCGCCTGAGTTGATCAGGCTTTTACCTGCTCCACTGTCCTTCATTCCCTTTGTGAACCATGCCTAAGGCTACTGGCCTTCTGAGCCGCAAGGCTTACTACATCGACCGCGAATCGGTGCTGCTTGGCACTGTGCGTGCGGGCGAGGGTGCGGCTGCTGAAACCCGCACCGGTGCTGCTCGGCTGATGAGCTTCAAGCTCAACAGCGCCGACATGCTCAAGTTCGTGGCTGCTGGCGGTGCTGACAACAGCGCCGGCGGTTACCTGATCCAGGTGGCGCACGTGGCCGAGGGTGGCGCCCTGGCCAACGCCAACCCCACCGGCTACGTCACCATCGGCACCATCGCCTTCTCGGGCAAGAAGACCCTTGAGGTCGGCTTCACCGGGTCGCAGATCGAGGAGCTGGTGAAGGCTGCTGCCTCGCCTGCCATCACCGGTGATGTGCGTGTGGTGGCGCTGCGCCTGGTGGCCGGCACCGGTACTGGCGAAGGCCAGAACGGTGTGGTGGTCCCCGCCGGCACGGGCAACACCATCCACGTGCAGAACGGCTGATCCACAGATCAGCGACTGGCGGGGCCTCGATTGCGGGGCTCCGCTTTCTTCAGTTCCACCTTCGACGATCGAACCCCATGGCCCCGGAACGTCTGCAGCTGAACAGCTTCGCCCCTGGCATGCCACCGGATCCGCGGGCAGCATGGACTGGAGCGGTGCCAGAGGCGCCCCTGCCGGTGGTGATCACGGAAGCAGCAGAGGCAGGGCCTGCAGAGCCCGCAGAGGTGGCTGAGCCTGACATCGAGGTGCACGACGGCATCGCACGGCGGCCGGCTGCTGAAGGCCGCAAGCGGCGACCAGTCAGCAACAACAAGGAAGGCTGATGAGGCCGGAAAACTGAGGCCAGCGCAGGGCAGTCGGTGATTCCCCAGGACGTTCCATTTGAGATCCAGCAGGGTGCACCGGCCGAGCTGCACCTGCGGTTGCGGTATGAGGCATCACCGTTCAGCCCGATCCCGCTGACGGGTTACACCGCGAACTGGGAGATCTGGAATCCACGCCGCACCGTGAAGTATGCGGAGGTGGCGGTGGACTTTCCCGATCGCGCTGATGGCCAGGTGCGTGGCCGGCTGACAGGCGCGCAGACGCTGGCGATCCCGGTGAGGGCTGGCAAATCGGTGCATGACCTCCACCTGTTCCCGCCGGTTGGGGATTCGTTCTATGCGGTGAAGGGTGCTGCGGTGGCAGAGCGTCGCGTGAGCCTGGAGGCCCCCTGAGATGGCGATCGTTGAGGTGCTGATTCCAGGGCTGCCGGGACCGGCGGGGCCGGCGGGCCCTGCTGGTGTGGGGTCGTACTGGCACCGCGGCACTGGGGCACCGGCCAGTGGGCTTGGCGCGAACGGCGACTACTACCTGAACACGACCACAGGCGACATCTACGGCCCGAAGACAGCCGGCGCCTGGGGTGGGGTGGTGTTCAACATCGCGGAGGGCCAGCAGGGGCCTGCAGGGCCTGCGGGTGCGACGGGTCCGGCTGGCGCCACGGGGCCTGCTGGAGCCCAGGGCCCGGCCGGTCCGCAGGGGCCTCAGGGTGCAACGGGGCCTGCAGGCGCCACTGGCCCGGCGGGCCCTGCTGGTGCTGAGGGTGATGACGCCTATGAGGTGGCGGTCGCCCAGGGCTTCGTGGGCACGCGCGCGCAGTGGCTGGCTTCGCTGGTGGGCGCCCAGGGTCCGCAGGGCCCTGCCGGCCCGGCCGGTCCCGCCGGAGCCGATGGCGCCCAGGGGCCTGCTGGTCCTGCGGGTGCCACAGGTGCGACCGGTCTTCAGGGACCGAAGGGCGACACTGGCGACACCGGCCCGGCAGGCCCCACCGGCGCGACTGGACCTCAGGGCCCCCAAGGCATCCAGGGCGACACTGGCCCGGCCGGCCCCACGGGCGCCACAGGCCCGGCCGGCGCCGATGGCGTGGCGGCCGCCTCGAGTCCGCTCAGCTACAACGCCGGCACCAGGACGATCAGCCTGCCAAGCATCGGCGACGGCCTGGTGCTGAAGATCAGCAACAAAGGCGAGACCGCGACCGCTGGCACCAACTACGAGGAGATCCCGGTGCCGGTGCCGTCGGGCAACTTCACGCTGACGGCTGTGCGCTTCGGCAGCCACATCGACAACACCGGCAGCAGCAGCACCACCTTCAACGCCTACAAGCGCACAGCGGCCGGCGTGAAGACGTCGGTGCTGACCGGCAACGCCACGCTGGCCGCCAGCGCCAGCCTGGTTGACGCCAGCGCCTCGCTGATCGCCAGCCCGACATTCACGGCCGGCGACCGGATCGGCGTCGATCTGGTGGGCGTCGGCACTGGCGCCCAGGGCCTCTTCGCACAGTTCATCTTCACCCGCTCCCCCGTCTGACCATGACCGACACCATCAAGACCAACCCCGACACCGGCGTGCGCTACTACGACGAGGCCGGCCCCCGCGAGGGCCAGAGCGTCGATCTGTTCGTGCCGGTGCGTGGCGATGTGCCGACCAACCCGAGCGGTGCGCGGTGGCCCAACCTGTTCGGCCTGCCCTACGACGGCACCCAGATCCGGTTCTACCTGAAGGGCGAACCGCAGGTGCGCGAGTACGACCCGCAGATCTTCTACGAGGTGGCCAGCTGGGGCCCAGTGGACTACCCCAACCCGAAGGCTGGCGGCCCGGTGGGCACCTGGGAGGAAACGCTGGAGGTGAAGCGCCGCCCCGTGGAAGAGCTGCTGAACCAGGTGGAGGCCGCCCGGCTGCAGGCCAACGCGCGGCTCTATCCCTCGAACGAGGATCCGATGCTGGCAGTGCTGCTGGCGGAGGCCATCAGGCGCGATCAGGAGGGCACGGCAACGGCCACCATGATCGACCTGCTGCAGCGGCATCAGTCGCTGGTCGCAGCTGGCTACACCAACATCGAGCGCGCTGCGGAACTGAAGGCCCAGATCCAGGCGGGCGAACCGTTCGATCTGTCTGCCGGCTGGGTAAATGAGCTGTGATGAATGGCGACGCGGGCCTTATCAGGGGGGCAATCGGATGTTGATTATTCCGAGGCGGAAGGTGGGGCAGACGCCATGGACCCCGGCGCAGATCACGACCTCGCTGTGGCTTGATGCCGCCGATGCCGCGACCGTCACGACCGTTAGCGGTGCGGTGTCGCAGTGGAACGACAAGAGCGGCAACGGACGCAACGCCACGCAAGCCACAGCAACTTCGCGGCCGGCCTATACCACGGCAGGATTAAATGGTCTCAACGTCATCACTTTTGACGGTTCTGATGACTTCATGGATGTTGTTACCACGTTGTTTCGTGGCATTGGCAACTTTCAACTTCACTGGGTATTTGCTCGACTTGGTAGCGGTTCCGAAGATAGTGGTGGCGCTGGATACAGGCCTGACATTTCATCGCTGAGCGTAAGCGGCGTTGATAGCGGCGCATTTCATTACATTAAAAATACCAGCAATGTAGGCGCGTCTTATCCGTTCTTCAACTCGTCCCCCTCTTGGGCGAATTATGATATTACATCTGGAACAGCCTATGTTAACAACCAAGCGTCATTACTTTCCTTCACCGCTGGATCGTCTGCCTGGTCAGTGTTTAGGGACGGAACGCAAGAAGGCGCTGCTAGCAGAGGTGGTGCTGTCAGTAATGACAACAACGGCATACGCATTGCACAGCAGGCAAGCCCTCCGCGCACATCAAACATTTACATGGCTGAACTGGTGATGACCCTTTCGGACAGCACGGTCACCCGCCAGCAAATCGAGGGCTACCTTGCCCACAAGTGGGGCCTGACCGGCAGCCTACCGGCGGGGCACCCGTACAAGACCACGCCGCCTTACGCCTGATGACCAGCCGCCGCACCCCGCTCCGTAACGCGATCGTCGCCCGCCTCCAGGCCGCGGTGCCGGCCGGCTGAGCAGCAGGGAAACCTAACCCTGTAGGCCACAGCCCATGGACGATTCCGCCTCGGTTTCCAGCACCACACTGGGCATCATCGACCGGCTGGGCAAGCTCGAGGGCCTGCTGGTGGGGCTGCAGGCGAGCATGAGCCACGGCCAGAGCCAGGTGTCTGGGTTCGTGGCCCGGGTGGAACGGCTGGAGCAGCGGCAGGTGGAGCTGGAGGCCCGGGTGGTGACCCGTGATGACCTGAAGGAGCTGACCGCCAAGGTGGATGGGCTCACCACAGCGATCAACAAGGGCCAGGGTGGTGCCGGGATGCTCAGCTACCTGATCACGGCCGGCATCGCTGCGGTAGCGGCTGCTGCGACCGCCTGGGGCGTGATGACGGCGACAGCACCGGCAGGCGACGCCAGCGGCCTTGTGATGCCCCATTCCCATCCGCATGCACAGCCGGACGGCAGCCGGCGGGATGGTGCAATGGCCGGCCCTGAAATCTGAAGGAAAACTGGAGCAAGCAGCAGATGGCCCTGTTCGAGCGCCAGGCACCAGGAGCGATCCACGCCCGGCGCCTTGCTGCACCATCACCAGATTGCCCGCACCATCGGCAGCACCCGTTCCACCATCGCCAGCGGCCCATGAGCCCAGCAGGCAGCCCAGATCCATCCCAAGAGGCCGCCATCCGTGAGCTGATCGGCCACGGCAAGCTGCTTGAAGGCCTGTTGCTCGGTGTTCAGTCGCAGGTGCAGACCAGCCTGACCCAGCTGGCGGAAACCAACGGCCGGATGGAACGGCTGGAGGATCGCATCGGCCGCCTGGAGCGCGATACCGTCACCGGCGACCAGCTGAAGGCCCTGGCCGATACCGTCGGCGCGCTGGCGACTGCCGTGGCGGACAAGCCATCCACGGATCAGCTGCAGACGATCACCACCACCCTCCAGGGGCTGAGCACCACGGTGAGCAGCCTCAAGACCAGCAACGATCGCCGCCGGGGCGGGATGGGCGCAGCGAATGCGATCAGCAACATGATGATTGCGTTGCTCGCAATGCTCGGCACGGTGCTGGGTGCAGTGGCTGCAATGAAGACCTGGTTCGAGGATGATCCGCCGCCGGCCATTCAGCAGCAGCAACCGCAGGCACCATTGCCGCCGCCTGCTGAGCAGTGATCCTCAGCTGTCGATGCTTTGCCGGGCCTGTGGCACTGCCTGGTAGCTGTTGATCAGCTCCTGTTGATGCGGCAGCAGCTGATCGGTGGAGGTGCCGCGGATGCCGAGCATCACCATCGCCCCATCCAGCAGCTCGATCTTCGATGGGGTGAGCTTCCGCGCCCGCTGGCCCACCACACCATGCAGGATCTGCCGTGCATCGCGCATGGTGCCGCTGGGCAGCAGCTCGAACTCACAGCCCCAGACGCAGTGATCACCGGGCCCCGTGGGAAATGTGTCGCTGCTACCCCAGGCGATGCAGGCAAGCATGGGACACCACAGGATCCTGCTCGCAGTTTTCCACGCAGGGGAGGGAAAGCTACGGCTGAACCCACGCTTTCTACAGGGTCATGCAAGCAATCACTGAGCACCCGCAGTTCTGGGCTCTGGTGGCCCTGAGCTGGGGCATCGCATCGGACATCCTCGGCTCCAGCCCCAAGGTGCGCGCCAATGGTGTCACCCAGCTCATCTTCCAGCTGATCAGCCAGGCCATTGCCGGCCAGGCGCACAAGCGCCGCTGAACCGCAACTGCCAGCAGAGAACAGGGGACGCGCAAGGGATGGCCAACACGGCAACGATCACGCTTGAGCAGGTGTTCCGGTTCTACCGGGGCCTGCCGCATCAGATGGCCGCCATCGTGATGCTGGAAGACGACATCCGCACCAACGGCTATGCCGTGGCGATGCGGCGTGATCGGCCCTGGTTTGCCGTCTGGTCGCAGGATGGCAAGCAGGGTGATGCTGATGGCTGGGTGCCAGCCGCACAGGCGATCGTGCAGCAGTTCGAGGGCTGCCGCCTCACCGCCTACCCCGATCCCGGCACCGGCGGAGAGCCCTGGACGATCGGCTGGGGCGCCACCCGCGTGATGGGCCGGCCGGTGCAGCAGGGGCAGACCATCACCCAGGCGCAGGCCGATGCGGTGCTGGAGCAGGACCTGCGCCGCTTCCGCGATGGCATGGTGACCGTTCTGCCGATGGCGCGGGGGTGGAGCAGCAACCGCCAGGCGGCGCTGATCAGCTTCGCGTTCAACATCGGCATCCAGGCGCTGGATGAAAGCACGCTGCGGAAGCGGCTGCTGGCGGGGGAGGATCCCGATCGGGTGGTGGCGGAAGAGCTGCCGCGGTGGAACAAGGATGAGGAAGGCGGAGAGGTGATGCCCGGACTGGTGCGCCGGCGTGCGGCGGAGGTGGCGCTGTTCTGCGCAGGGAGCAGCCTGCGGCCCGCTGCTGCGCTGCCCGTCCTGCCGGCCCAGCCGGCGCAACCTGCCCAGCCGGCCAAGGCACCGGAGCGGCCCAAGGCCGTGCTGCTCGATGTGCCCTACTTCGAGCAGAACGACAACAAGTCAGGCACCGGCTACCGCGAGTGCTTCAGCAGCACCTGCGCCATGGTTGCTGCCTTCTGGGGTGAGATCGGCAGCGACGACGAATACAACCTGATCCGCAAGCAGTTCGGTGACACCACCAGCGATCGCGCGCAGATCGAGGCGTTGCGGTCGCTCGGGCTGTTCCCGCGGAAGGTGGCCAATGCAGCGCCTGGGTTCCTGGAGGCCGAGATCCGTGCGGGCCGGCCGGTGGCCGTGGGCTGGCTGCACCAGGGCCCGATCACTGCACCATCAGGCGGTGGCCACTGGTCGCTGGTGATCGGGTTCGATGCCGAGCACTGGATCCACCATGACCCCAACGGCGAGGCGGACATGGTGAACGGCGGCTACGTGAACCACAAGGGCGGCCGTGCGGTGCGCTACAGCCGGCGGAACTGGGAGCGGCGGTGGATGGTGGATGGCCCCAGCACCGGCTGGGCGCTGCAGGTGCAGAAGGGCTGATCGTCAGGTGCCGGGTTCGCCGTAGCGGCCGTCTGGGTCGGGCCCTGGTGCCGGCGGCCGGCGCGGGCTGCTGCTGGGGAGCTCCACACCATGCGCGAGGGCCTTGGCATGCAGCGCCTGGTGCGCAAGGGTGCCGGAGCGGTCTTCCACGCAGAGATCACCGCAGCACACGCGCCAGGTGGGCTGGCTGTCGATGATCACCATCTCCTGGGTGATGCAGGGCTGCGGGATGGGATCGCTCATGCGGCAGCCTGCGCGGGTGGTGCTGTGAGGTTTCCCGCAGTCGATGCGGTGGGGACGACCTGCCAGATCGAGAGGATGTGCGCGATCGAGGCGACGGTGCGGATCGGTGCCGCCTCGGCTGCGGGTGCGCCGGGCTTGGGCAGGGTGGCGATCAGCAGATCCAGGGCTGCCAGGTGCCCATCGATCGCCACGACCCTGGCGTGGAGCGTGTGGCCGTTGGGGGTGAAGGGGAAGCGCAGGATGGCGCCGGGGGAGAGCAGCGGCGGCCTGAGGCGGGCCGGCAGGGGCGGCGGGGGTGAAGGTGGCGGCAGCAGAAGGCTGGGATCGGCTGTCATCAGGGCTGGCGCAGCGCGACGGCAGCACTGAGCCAGTCAGCGGAGGAACTGCTGCCGCCGTAGCGGCGGTGGAGAGCGCCTGCGATGGCCTCAACAGCCAGGCAGGCGGTGTGGGCAGGGTCTGGAGCGCCCTCGGCGCGGAGGATGGCGGTGACGGCATCCACAGGGTTCTGCGTGCCCTGCTGGTGCTGCGCAACTGGCGGCACATCGAAGAGGTCCATGAGTTCGAGGGTGGCGGTTCGCAATGCGGTGGTCACTGGTCTACATGCAGATGTGGATGGTTGACAGTCAGTCTTCGGGCACCTGGAGCAGCTGCTCGCAGGGTGCAGGTTGCGGCTCGATCCAGCTGGTGCGCCTGGGGTCGGGGTGCTCGGGCGCGAGGCGGCGGAGGCAGGTGCTGCAATCCTCCCGCCAGATCCGTGCGGGGTCGTCGCTCAGCTCACCGGTGCAGCGGCTCACGTCCCATGGGAGGTGGTGGGTCATGGATCGAGCAACCGCTGGGCGTAGATTTCACCCTCACCCAAAAGCCAGTCAGCGGAATCTGAATGGCTGTACCGCTGGTGCAGTTCGTGGGCGATGTGTTCCGTGGCCAGCAGTGCCACCTGCTCAGGGTCTGGGATGCGGCGTGCGCGGAGCACCGCCGCGAGGCGGGCAATGGGGTTGCGGTCGGCGGTCACGGCTGCCCCTCCAGCCCGGCGGCGATGGCGAGGAGTTCGCGGCGCGTATTGCACCGTTGGCGGTAATAGGCGTAGCAGGGTTCTTCCGTCCCTAGCCACGTCTCAGCCGGAACCACCGCATCCGCAGCAGCGCGGATGGCGGCGGCTGCGATGGCGCGGCGGGTTGGCTCGTGGTCGTAGTTGCAGTACAGAGCAGTTAGCACCTTCTGCCTGGCGGTCTTAGCGGGGTCAGTCATCAGTCAACTTCCAGCATGAAACGAACGCTGCGGCCGAAGCCGAAGGTGCCCCAGCGGCGGGCAATAAAAAGGGGGTCATCAGACAACGGGCGCGGGATGCGATTGGAGTTGAACCACCACAGCGGCCCGATGCGGCCGTGGTCGGAGGTGATGGTGAAGGCGATCATGGGTACCTCGACAGTTCAGTGGCAACGGCCCGCAGCGTGGCGGGTGTGATGGGCTGGCGTTCCATCTGGCTGGCCAGTTCCAGCAGGGCAGCGACCACGGGCTCATGGTGCCAAGTGGAGGCCATCGCCGTGCGGATGTCGGCGGCCAGCTGGGCGGGGTGCGTGGGGTCAGCCATCGGCGTCTCCCCAGTCAAGAAACACGGCCCAACAGCACTCCTCGGCATCAGCGCTGATCTGGCCGGTGGCGCCACATTCAGGGTCAATGCAACGAACCTTGTCGCCATCGCAGGCGTAGCCATCTTCTGGATCATCGCTGAACACTTCAAGCGCCATTCCGCACTCAGGGCAATCCTCTGGCCATTCCTTCCATCTGTATTCAGCCATCGGCCTGCTCCTGCGGCACCGGCAGCGCCCAGTGGGGGAGCCAGTGAGTTGCTTGCTCGCCCCGCTCAAAGGGCTCAAGACTCCACCATGGAAAGCAGGCTTCATAAATGCCTGGATACCAGAACCAGCACAACCCATCTGCACCGCAATCCTGAGCCGTGGGCATCCGCTCGGCCACGCTGACCGGCTCCGGCGCAGGGCGGCCCCAGCGGGCCATGGCGGCCTTGGTCCATTCAACGCACGCCACAAGGGGCACTGCGCCGAAGTATGGAAACCCAAAGCTGTCTTTCCACCATTCCCGAAAAGCGGACTCGATCTGCTCATCCGTGGGCTGCCCCGGCTGGGGCTGGGCCTCGGCCAGCAGGGCGCGGGCGCGGGTCATGGCAGCCGCCTCATAGGGAAGGTCGTAGATGCGTGCGCTGCAGTGGTGCTCAATGATTGCCACCAGCTCAGCCAGCGAACTGCGCAGTCGGTCGCTCATCGCCCCAGCTCCCGGCGGAGCGCATCGGCAGCGGTGTAAAAGTAGTGCTGACTGGACAGCCAGGCGGCCACGGCGAGGATTAGCCGGCGGGCCGCTGGGGTGCAGTCATCGCCTGCCCGCGAAGTGCTGGCGAAATCGGCAATCAACGCAGCCACGCCGCTGACAAGCCCCGCCGGGGTGCTCGGGGCGGGCTGCTGCTGCTGCGCATGCTCCAGCCGCTCCACGCGGGCGCGGAGTTTCGCGAGGTCGTAAAACGCAGACTGGGCAGTGTATTCGTTGCTCATCGTGTCTCCTGTGGGGTGGGTTGGGGGATGGCGGGGAGTTGCTCCCATGCCTCTGGCCTTGCTGGCTCGTAATCCCAGATCGTGCCGTCATTGCACAGGGCAACGACTGACCATGAGGATTCGCCGGAAAGTGCCGTTGAAATCGCTATCGGATACCTACCGATTAGCGGTGATGGGTGCAGTGCGCTCATGCCACCTTCCTCCAGTCGATGACAACGGCGTTGTGGAAGGTTCCGTCGAGCAGCTGCTGCACGACAACGGGCCGGGTCTTGCCCATCAGTGCATCGGCAAGCTGCCTTCCCAGCTCCTCGCGGCGCGACGCTTCAACGAGGGCGGCTGTCTCGCTGGCCTCGCGCTCACGCTCGGCGCGGCGCCGCTCCTCTTCCTGGCGCGCCTGCTGCTCAGTCTTGCGCCGCTCCTCGGCCGCAGTAGCGCGGGCCTCGGCCTCGCGCGTCCTGGCCTCGGCTTCCGCCACGGCTTGGGCAGCGGCCTGCTCGGCCTCGCGTCGCGCCTGCTCAACGGCCTCGGCCTGGCGCGCTTCTTCCTCAGCCTTCCGGCGGGCCTCTTCCTCCACTGCCTTCCGCTTGGCCTCGGCCGCCTCCAGCGCCTCGCGCTTCTCGCGTTCGACGGCAGCGGCGTGGAGGGCCGTCAGCAGCCGGATGCCGTTTGCCTTCTCGGCCTCAGCTGCCACCTCGAACTCATCCATCCCATCAGTGGGAAAGCCTTCCAGGTAGGCCAGCATCCCAAAGATCGCCTCCGCACCAGCCCCCTCCTCCGATCCCTTCTGGACCGTGCTGGTGATGCACTGCAACGTGGCCTCATGGGCGGCGATCCGGTCCTTCTCCCGCTGGGCGATGGCGTCCAGTGCCTGCTGATGCGGCTCGATTAAGCCAAGAATCTGCGCCTCCAACTCCTTGGCTTGGCCATCGACAGCCCGACCGTATTCCAGCGCATAGGCCTTGGCCTCTTTGCGTGACGCCTCAATCCGAGCACGAATCTTGCGCAGGCCGGCGATGTAGCTGCGGGCGGCTTTGTCTCCCTTGGAGTCCTCGTAGTTGAATGATTCAACGGCTTGCTGCTTGGCAATCTCGATGTCACTGATCAGGGCTTCGTATTGACTGATCGTGATGGCCTTCGGTTCGACGGCCAATGATGAGGTGATGTTCACGGTCGTGTTGTGAATAAACGAAATGGGATAGACCGGGATCGGCTCCCGGCGGGCCGTGATCAATCAGGCCAGCAGCCCGCGGCGCCTGGCTTCCTTCTTCAGCTGCGCGGTGCCCCAGCAGCTGCAGTACCGCAGCAGCTCCTTGTCGCTCAGGGCCGCCACACGTGCTGCAGCCAGTGCCGCACGCTCTTCCGCAACACGCGATTCAGCACGCACCGCAGACCGTGCTGCGCGGATCGCCATGTAGGCCAGGCACAGGTCGTGCACCATGTTCCGCATCACGCTGCCTCCAGGCGAGATTCCATCCAGGTCCAGGCGTAGGCCGGCAGCTCCAGCGGCACCGACTCTTCGACATAGGCAGGCCAGTAGCCCGCCTCGTCGGCTGCGATCGACTGATCCAGCGCATGCCGGATCAGCCGCCGGCCGATCTCCACCTGGTCGTTGGTGAGATGAACGCGCTGCACGAAATGCGGTGCGGTCTTCTCAATCGCGATGAACTCCAGCTTGATCGGGCGATTGATCAGTTCACCGGACGGCAGCCCCAGGATCTGCTCCAGCGCACGCTTGCAGTAGAACAGCGCATCGGCGTAGTACGTGCCGCTGAGCACATACAGGAACTTGCCGGCATCACGGTGGAACGCGTCACCGGCCTCGCGGCAGGTCTTCAGGTCACCGATCCAGATGTGATCATCGAACACGCGCACCGCATCCAGCCGGGCCTTGCAGGGCACCTTGGTGATCGGATCGAGCCACACCAGGGTGAGTTCATTCAGCGTCCGGTACTCCGGCGCGAAGTAGGCCCCCAGTCGGGAGTGCCGCAGCACGGCATTGGCCCAGGCCATCACCTGGTCATGGTCCGCAGCGGAAACGATCTGCGCACCCGGGGCGATCCCCGCCTCGAAGCTGCGCCAGGCATCTTCACGAACCACGGCATCGAGCCAGGTGTCGTGGGTCTTGGTGCCGGGCTTGGCGCTCGGTTCCTCCAGCTGCTTCTCGGTCGGCCGCTTCGGCATGCCGGATGGGATCACGACATACCGCTGGTCGTAAAGCTCCGGCTCCAGGAGCATGGTGTGCAGCATGTTGCCGTGCAGGAAGTGATCCTTGTCCGGCTGCTGCTCACGATCAGGCCGCAGGAACTCATGCCAGGCATGGCCGAGCGTCTTGTGGATCGGGGTCTTGAGGAAGCTGGCGTTGTAGGCCTTCAGCTGGTCGTAGTCATCGCGGGGCAGATCCAGGTAGATCGCCTGGCGCGATTCCCACGGCACCAGGCCCTTGGGGTCACCCTCCACGGTGCCCATCAACCGGCCGCGGGGTGGATCGATCGGTGCCTCGACCGGGCGATCAGCAGGCGCCTCAGCAGCCACGGCAGGGGCCATGGCGGTGGGCTCCAGGGTGGCGGCAGCTGCCACCGGCGAGAAGCTCTGCAGCAGGCTTTGCTGCAGCTCCACAACAGAGGCATCCATCAGCGGCGCCCTCCGCGTTGCACGGGCTGAGCGGTGGCATCCAGGGACTGCAGCAGATCCGGCAGCCGATCCGCAGGCGGGGCATCGATCCAGACCCGCCGGCCGCGGATGATCACGAACGGCTGGCCGCTGCAGAAGACACGCTGCAGCGGGGCTACAGAGTCACCAGCCGGCGGCAGCAGGGCAATGGGGGGTTTCATGGCAGAAGGTCAAACGCTGGTTGTTGAGAGAGGGGGCCTGGATGCCGAGCGTGAAGCGTCCGCATCCAGACATGGACTAAACGTAGTCGATAGAGGTCGAAATCGCCAGGTCAGGGCTTGAGCAGTTCAGAAAAAGTGATCCACACCAGCTGCAGCCGACCCGACAGGCTCAGGCCGTGCGGTGGCGCCACCATCGTGCGCATTGCCAGCCATGGCGCCAGCACCAGCCGGAGCGGCAGGGGCATGACCGCAGCGGCCTGCTGTGCCGGTTGCAGCGCCAGGCTGGCGGCGAGGCCGTGCTGCGCACGCTTCAGGCCGTCCAGCGCCTCCTGGGCGCGATCCACCAGCTCTTCGCAGTAGGCATTGTCGAACAGTTCCACCGGCGTGAACCGCAGGTAGCTGCAGACCGCCAAGGCCAGATCCACTGCAGTGGCCTTGGCGCTGTCATCGCCTGGATCCCGCTCCCGCAGCGCCGGCAGCAGCCGCACGTGCACATCCGTGCCGCCCGGCAGCATCACCCCATCGCAGAGGGTGAGGGGGGAGAGGGTGTTGTGATCGATCGCGAGCAACACCCGGGTCGGTGCGCCGCTGGCGGTGCGCTCCGGCAGGTGGCTCAGCACCATCTTGAGCTCTGCCACGGTGAGGGCCTGGCGTGGATCCATGCCATCGAGCAGCAGATCGGAGGTCATCGGGTAGTTCATGTGGGGAGGGTGAAGAGGGTGAACAGTGCGCCCGGCCGTTCATCACCCCTGCACCAGCGCTTGTGGCCGATGGTGGTGACGATCCGGGCATCGTCGTGAATCAGCACCTGGCTGAGGGCGTCTTCGGAAGAGCGCAGGAGCTTCGAGCCGTCGGGCCTGACGGCATGCCACCGCGGTGCGCTGGGCTTGAGGGTGCCGTCGCGGCGGAAGTGGCCCAGGGGCCGGAGGAACAGGAACTCGCAGCGGAGCACCACGGGGCCGGTGAGCATGGGAGCGCCGGTGGCCAAGGCGGCCTCGGTCACCATCTGCCGCCAGGGCTTCACCCGCTTGCAGGACTCGACCAGCACGGTGCGACCGAGCCGGTCTTTCCCCAGGGGCTTCTTGCTGCCTTGCGGTGCAGGGGCCATGCCCTCCACCCGGAAGGTGATCCGCTGCGGGTGCTGCGGGTGCTGCGGGGCCCCGGGGGAAGACACGGCCGGCATCAGCGCTCCAGCTCGCGCAGGGCGAGATCGATGGAGGCCGTGGCTTTATCGAGGTGGCCGTCGTGGAAATACAGCAGCGCCTCGTTGATGCGCGGTTTCGCCGCTTCGATCCGCTTAGCCTCAGCGATCACGGAATCGAAGGCTGAGTTGCTGGCGTGGCGTGATTCGCGGGGCAGGGACTGCTCAACCGCGATGCAATCCTTCAGGGCCAGAAGGGCGGTGTTGATGCTCATTGGGCACTCCGTTGGTGGTGTTCGCGGCAGGCGTGCCAGTCGGTGATGGGGTCGCAGCGGTCGCTCAGGAGGATCGGCCGGGCGTTGGCGTTGACCTGCTGCTGGCCGCGATGGATCAGGCCGCCGGGCAGCCAGGCCACTGCCAGGGCAAGGGTGAAGCCACAGAGGAAGGAACGGGTCATCGCTCCCCCTCCGTCTGCGTCTGCATGTGGACGGTCGTGAGCGACGCATCAGCCACCGCCTGGCAGTAGCCCCAGGCCGCCGCGCGCTTGGCGGCGAACCTGGCCCGGCGGGCGGGATCCGCGATCATCCCTGACGCATCGAGGATGTCGCGCATCACCGTTTCCGGGATGTCGAGATCGGTCACGGTGTGGCCCTTGAGGGCCATGGTGTCTGGGCTGGTCATCAGACGAACTCTCCCTGGCTGGAGTCTTCCGCGCTGGCCTCGCTGGTGGGCTCAGGTGCGGCGGTGGGGGCCTCTTCAGCGGCAGCGGGCTGCTGCCGCGGGCGGCCGACACGGCGAGGGGCAGTACTGGCCCGGGGCTGCTCCTGCGACTCTTCCTGCTCGGCCTGCTCGGCCGGCTGCTCCACAGCCTGCGCAGCGGCCTGCACCACCTGGCGCACTGCGGCCGGCGGCAGCACACCACCAGCGCCAACAGAAGGCGCCGCAGCGGCCTGGACAGCAGCAGGAGCGGCCTGGGCTGGGGCAGGGGCAGCCTGCACTTCACCACCAGCAGGCGGGGCGATCCCGGCGCCCTGCTCAGCCTCGAACCAGTCCCCGGCCTTGCTCATGCCGTCCTTCAGGCTCGAGTAGATCTTGCGCAGCAACACCACCTGGGCCGGCACGATGGAATCCAGGCGCCGCTGGATGCGGGCCTCGATCTGGGCCTTGCTCACGCCGAACTCCGCGAACTTGGTCACCAGGGCCTGCTGCACCTCGGGCCCAGTGCCGGCAGAGGCCTTCAGGGTCATCTCGCACTGCTGCACCGCCGCCTCGATCACATCGCCGGGGATGACACCGAGGATGCAGGCCCGCAGACGCCGTGCGCCCTGGTTCGCCACCATCTCGTAGATGTCGCGCGGATCGGTGAGCCGCTTGCTGCCGGAGCGGGTGTGGCGCTCATGCAGCACCTGGAAGGTCTTGACCTGCCGCACGTTGGTCTGGATGTCCCACGCGAAGGCCTCCACCGTGCTCACGCCATCGGCCTGGGACAGCTCACGGATGCCGAACTGCAGGTTGCCCCACTCCTGCGCGATGGCCTCGGCCAGGCGGATGCTGGGGCCGCTCACCTCCTGGCCGCCACGGGCGTAGCTGTAGAGGGCACCTTCCGCCAGGGAAGGCCTGGTGCAGGCATTCAGCACACGCTCATAGGCCTGCATGGTGTTGCGGGGGAAGCTGCGGGCAATGAACATCGCCGCCTGCACTTCGCTCACCTCCCGGCTCATGGCCACCGATGTGGCAGCACCCGCGCCAGGAGGTGCAAGGTGCGCGGGGGACGCCGGCTGGCCAAGGCCGCCGCCGTTGAAGGTTGAAAGGGTCACGCTGGTTGTGCAAAGAAACACGGAACCGCATCCGGTTCCGCACGTAGTTTAGCCTTCGGCCGGACTCAGGCGCGAGCCGTAAAGCGTCTGCATGTGGACTACGTTACGACTCGCAACCTTTTAGGGTCCGCCCCTCACTCTTCGCGATTCACGCAATGCGCATCGTTGCTGCCAACACCGCCGAGGTTCAGCTGCTGAGGGTCCGCTGGCGCGCCATCACCCGTGTTCTGGGTCCGACCATCACACTGGAAGCCGTGGCTCCAGACGGCCGGGTGATCGATCACCAGCCCCCTGAAGCCACGGCTTCCATGGTTCCTCAGCTCATCGCTGAGATCCAGGCCCACCTGTTGTGCGCACCACCTTCGCCGGTGGACAGCGCCTCAGATCTTGCGCAGCAGCAGCCCCAGCCCCATTGAAGTAGCCGGTGCAGGCTTGCCGGTCAGCCACCCGACCAGTTCGGAAATGGCCGGCAGCTCGTGCATCAGCTGGTCGCCGTCGTAGATCTCCAGCCCGGCGATCACCATCTGGAGCTGCCGCTGCCGCTCCATGTTCTTCGCCGGGTACATCTCCAGGATCTTCGGCATGCCCTCGCTGAGCAGCAGCTTGCGATGACGGCACCAGCCCTGGGCCAGCATGCTCAGCAGGGTGGAGAGCTCCTTGGCTTCCTCATCGTTGATCCGTCCCGGCTCGGCCCCGTCAACGGTCATCCGACCGAGGCGGATCCGGTAGAGGTCGCCGGCATCGCACGGCAGGCCGGTCTGCTTCGACCGGATGAACCAGACCTCATCAGGCCCCGGCAGGTTCAGGCTGCTCGGCGGGTTGCCAAGGGCCGGCAGCTCATCCACCTCTGCACTGCTCGCGCCGGCGTAGCGGGCCAGCTGGAGGTTCACCTGGCCGAGGGCATCCATGGCGCCAGGGCCGAGCATGGAAGTTTTCTCGTGGATGATGTAGCTCACCATCGTGGTGGAGACCCAGCCCTTGGGCGCCCAGGGGTTGGCCCACTGCGCCAGCTCGCTGAAACCCTTGTTGGTGAGCTTGTTTCCACGGATCAGGCGGCGCAGGGCCTGGTACATGGCAGCGCGGCCGCGCTCAAGTCGGGCTTCGCCCAGCACGGGGTCCTTGAAGTTCATCTGGATGCAGGTCATCTGGTCAGAGCTTAGGGCTCCGGGTGTGAAATGAACTCTGATCGACTGCAAGTCCAGACGCAACCTTTGCAGCGCTTCTGCAGCAGAAAGCCCCGGACCACAACCAGCGTGGAAAGGCCCGGGGCTTTCTGTGGCAGTCCTGCTGCCGCGCGGATCCTAGGCCACGTCTGGCGAGTGCACCACCAGGGTGACCGGCACCATGCGGTAGCCATCACCAACGCGCATCAAGGCCTGGACGATCGGGGCATCGCTGGGAAGCGATGCAGGGATCGTCGCCGGCTGGCTGGTGGCGCGTGGGGTGGGGCTGCCACCGCGCAGGGCCCGCAGCTTGCGCTCGGCCTGGGCGTGGCTGCAGCCGAGGGCTGCGCAGATCCGATCCCACGTCCAGCCAGCGGCCTTGGCGGCCTGGATCCTGGCGGCGGTGTCGGGCTGGAACATCGCGCGGCCGCGCTCATCACGCGGCAGGCGCTCGAGCTGGAGCAGCTGCATCGGTGCGGACGGTTCGGACACGGCGGACGGTTCGGCGGATGGGGGCGGCGCCACGGGGGCAGGGGCTGTGGCCACTGGGGTGGCCGCAACTGCAACAGGCTCGGGCTCAGGCTGGGTCTCGGGCAGCGTTACTGGGATCTCAGCAACGGGGGTCTGCTCGAGCTGTGGCTGTGGCTGTGGCTGTGGCTCAGGCTTGGGGGCCACGGCCACCGGTGGCGCCACCGCAGCAGGCGGGCGGGACCCTGGTGGCGCCACCCATCTGGGCTTTGGCTCGATCGCAGCTGATCGCCGGGTCACTGCTGGCCGTGCGCGGACCATCACCGGCGCCAAGGTCGGCTGTCGCTGCTCCGGCACCGGTGGGTCGATCCGCCCCAGCCGGCCCAGCACCTCCACCCGCTGTGGATCAGCGAACGGATACCGGGCCAGCACGAACCCACGCGCCTGCTCCGGGTTGCTGGCGCGGATCGTCTCCGTGCTGGGCTTCAACCCGGAGACGAAGTGCACCCGCACCCACCACAGCGGATCGTGTGGGTTGTCGCTGAACGCCACACCGGGCTCCAGGTGGCGCTCACGGTGCTCGATCAGGTAGTTCGGAACCGGTTTCATCGGCTGCAGCGCACCAGGATTTGGCAAGCGAACGCAAGGATCCGGCAATCACCGGGGCCCTTCAGGGCCTCCGCCCCATCCAGGCCCAGACGTTGATGCCGCCTCATGCTGCGGACAGGGTGATGCGGCCGCGGGCGACCTTGATCTGCAGCGCATCGCCAGCCTCGAGCCCTGCTTCCGCCAGGTAGGCAGCACCCAGCACGGCATGGCCGGGCTTCAGCACCCGCGTGGCATAGGACAGCGGCTTGCCTTTGCGACCGCCCTCCGCGCTGTCCCCAGCAGGGCTGATGCCAGCTGCCACCAGCAGCGCATCGCGGTACTTCGCCAGCTGCACGCGGCGGCGGCCATCAGGCAGCACCTTCACGTAGCCAGCGGCTTCAGCGGCCTGCTTGTTGCTGCTGAAGTTCTTGTGATGCGCCACGAGTTCGGCGCCGGTCAGTCGTTCCATGGAAAGCAGGACTGCATCCAGAATGTTTGCGCTGCTGATCGTAGTCTGCACCTAGACATTGCGCCACTGCAGATGACCGGAAAACTGCGGGTGGATCCACACCTGTGCCGATGACCCTGGAGCAGCAGATCGCCGCCCTGCGCATTGAACCCAACCTGCCCGGTGCGCAGGACATTGAGGCCATGGCCAACCGCGTGAAGGTTCTCGACCTGCTCTACGAAGCCACCCGCCGCGATCAGAAGGAGAACAGCCGCCACGGGGTCTACACCGGCCTGCATCAGGCGATGACGCCACCGCCCGCTGCTGCGTGAGCCGGCTCATCCTTCATGCCGGCGGCCACAAGACCGGCACCACCACCCTCCAGGCCACCCTGCTCCACAACCGCGCCCTGCTCGAGCAGCACGGCATCAGCCTGGCCGCTGGCTTCCATCCGATCGAGGGGCATCACCACAGCCTGGTGGCCCTGCTGGAGCGGGGGCAGCACGATCAGTTCCTCGCGGCGATCAACACCGGTCATCCCACGGTGATCGTGTCCAGCGAGGTGCTCTACCGCCTGCTGGCCCATCGCCACCCCGCCCTGGAGGCCCTGCCCTCCCTGATCCGCAGCGCCTTTGATCAGGTGACCACCGTGCTGATGATGCGCCGGCAGGACCACCTGAAGGAATCGCTCTACGCCGAGGTGGTGATGCGCTGGTTCACCGGCGACATCCGCGAAGAGAACCACTACCTCTACGACTACCGGCATGCGGTGGGCCGGCTGGTGGAGCTGTTCGGCGCCGAGGCCTTCCGCCTTGGCGTCTACCGCGACGACATCGCCTACTGGGATGCGGTGGCGGAGTTCATGCAGCTGGCGGACCTGGGCCCGGTGGCGCCGCTGCTCACCCAGATCCCGCGGCAACGGGTGAGTGCCGACCGGCGGGTGCTGCAGGTGCTGGGCCATCTGGAGGGGCCGGACCGTGGCCTGCGCGCAGACGTGTGCCGCCTGCTGCAGGACTCCGGCGCCGTGCAGCCCGATCCGGTGAAGCACCTGCTGTCACCCGCGGAACGGCGCCAGCACCTGGAGCGCTACAGCAGCAGCAACCGCGAACTGGCCCGGGCGTACCGGCCTGATGCCGAGGCCTACCTCACCGGCGAGCTCGAGCAGCCCCCGGAGCACTGGGAGCCACCGGCGCCGTTCTCACCAGGGGAGATCGCCCAGCTGCTGGCTGCTGCTCTGGGGAGGCGGTAGCTCATCATCCGGCGGGCAGACATCAAGGTCCGGGTCGGTATCGGCCGCCTGCTCCAGTTCCTCCGCAGCGCGCACCAGGGGCAGCAACCTGAGGAACTCATCCTCAAGATCAAGGCTGAACTCAACCATGGCGCGAATGCAGTTCAACCATTGAAGGTAGTCGCGCCACATCACTGTTGCCTGAGCAATGCAGCGCATCAGCAGCACTGTGGCGCCATCACCGCCAGCCTGAAGGGACACCAGCTGGCAGTGATGGCGGGCGCCTGGAGCTCAGGCCGCCACGGCGGTGGCCCGACGGCGCCGGCGGGTGCCGGCCGTGCTGCGGCGCTTGCTGGTGGCCACCACCTCACGGGCCGGCGGCAGCAGCCCGGCCACTGGGGCGCAGGGCAGCAGCAGCGGCACCGCGATCACCACCGCTTCAGCCGCGGCGGCAGGGGCAGGGCCGACCAGCACCGCCACCCACAGGGCAGCCAGCTGATCAGCGCGGGCATCGATCGCCTGGCGCAGCAGGCCGCCGAGCTCGTAGCTCGCCGCAGCCACTGCTGCACCGCAACGCCAGAGCCACCGCCCGCTGGCGGCAGCCACCTGGCCGGCGACGATCAGCACCGCCAGCACCGCCGCCGCCCGCCGTGCGGCACCCTCCAGGGCCTCGCCCCAGGTGACTGCATCAGCTGCCGCAGCAGCCTGCAGCGCGCGCCAGCAGCGGCCCGGGGCCCGCTCAACTGCAGCGGTGATGCCATCGATCGCGTTCACGGCCGCGATCACGCCATTGTTCATGGTGTCCATGGGGAAGCCTCCTTCCGGTGTGGTGGATGTGCCTGATGGGCCCGGAGCGCAACTCAGGCGCTCAACGGCAGGCGTGAAAAGGGTTGCGAGAACAGGCGTGGCCCGCCCTCACTTCGTCACTATAACCCCTATGGAACTAAAGCGAGCATCAGCTCCATAGGGGTTACATTCCCTCACATGGAACGGCTCCGCCTGGGTTACTGCCGCGTCTCGACCGCCAGCGACGAGCAGCAGCAGGCCCTCCCCTACCAGCAGTCCAGGGTCGAACGCGAGGGGTGCGACCTCATCCTCTCCGATGTCGAGTCCGGCCTCAACCCACTGCGGCCCGGATACCTCGAGCTGCGGCGCCTGGTCGAGGCAGGCCGTGTCGCGGAGGTGATCGCCACCGAGTTCTCGCGCCTTGGCCGCGATGCAATGGAGGCCGACGCCCTGGTGCGGCTCTGCGACCAGCACGCCACCATCTGCCGCACCCTCGCCGAGGGCCCGCAGACCATGGCGACACCAGAAGGTCTGCTGCTCACCCGCCTTCGCTCGTCCCTCAGCCAGGGTGAATCCATGCGACTCTCTGCCCGGGTCAGGCGTGGCATCGATGAAGGCCGGCGCCACGGGCGGCCGATGCGGAAACCCTGCTGGGGGTACCGGCTCACGGCAGACCGCCAGGCCCTCGAGCCCGATCCCGACGCTTGGCCCGTGGCCACACGGTTCATCGATGCGCTGCGCCGCAACGGCTGGCGGCTGCAGCCGACCCTGCAGGCATTCCCGGAACCGGTGCCGCTGCGCCACTGCCGATCGGTGCGCGCCTGGCTGCTCAACCCCACCCTTCGCGGCGGCATCGGCTACCAGCAGGGCGCCAACCACACCTACACCACGGTGCTGTGGGGCCTCCACCCGGCCCTGCTGAGCGATGCAGACTTCCAGGCCTATGAGGCAGCCGCCCACGGCAACCGCCGGCGCTGGGGGGCGAATGCCAGTCGGCGGCCCCGGGCCCTCACCGGCCTCTGCCGCTGCGAGGAATGCGGCTGGCGGCTGAAGTACATCTCAGGCCGCACCATCCCCTCCCTGCGCTGCAGTGGGCTCGACTGCAGCCAGCACTACCGCGGCGTGCGGGAGACCCTGGTGATCGGCTGGGCGCTGGAGCAGATCACCGCAGAAGCCGGCGTTGCACTTGCCCGGCTGGCCACCACCACCGAACCGCCGGAGGTGATCAGCCTGCGGCAGCAAATCGCATCGCTGGAGCGGCTTGCAGATCCAGACCTGGAGCCGGCCCTGGCCGCCAAGCGCCAGCGGCTCGACATGCTCACTCGGCTGCCTGGGTTGAACCCTGATCTGCTGCGGAACATCCAGGATCCCCGCTGGGCTGCTGCCGCGTCCTACGGCGAGGTGCAGGCCCTGCTGCAGCAGACCGTGATCGAGATTCTGATTGCCAGACAGGCTCCGACGGCCATTCGCCTGAAGCTCTAAAGGCCTCATACCGCTTGCTGATGGCGCGAACCACGCTGCCGAGATCCTGCACGTCGCGCCTCCTGTCATTGCACGCCTGGATGGCGTAGCTGCTCCGTCCATGTTTGCACGCCCTGGGCCCACTGTTGCGGTTGCAGATGTGGATGCGACAATGGCAGCTGTCCTGCTGCGAAATGCTCACCCATGAACGACGTGCCTTTTGACGCTGAACACCTCGACACCGCTGAGCTCGAAGACGCTCAGCTGCCGGAGCACCTGGTGCCGGTGCTCGATGCGATCGAGAACGCCGAGCTGTCGATGGAGGATCAGCTCACCCTTGCCCGCGTGCTCCTGGGCAACCTGAAGCTCGAGCACGAAGAAGCGCTGGCCCTGCTGGAAGAGGGCGCCACCGACGGCGAGGCCTGCATCAACCCCAGTGAGGTGATCGCCTGGGCGGTGGATTCCACGATCCTCTCCAACGCCCTGGACATCCTGGCGGCGCTGAATCTGGAAGAGCCGGCTGGTGATGACGAGCCGGCCCCTGCAGAGCGCTACGACTGATCACGCTGCTCAGCGTTGCAAACCCTCTGCCCGCCGTGTCGGCCTGAAGGTCGCCACCGCGGGCTTTTCTGTGCCCGTGGGTTCCACCATCCGCTCGAGCAGGTAGGCGCAGAGATTGGAAGTGCTGCGGCCCTGCTGATCGGCCATCTCCTGCAGGCGGCGGAACAGGTCGTGGCTCACGTTGATGCTGATCCGCCGCGGGGCGCGCTGCAGGATGGTGATGCGGTTCTGGGCCGGTGTGGGTGCAGACATGGAAGGGTCGCTGGTTGCCCTTTCGTTCTGGCCCACCCCGGCCGCGCACTTCAACCGGTCATCACCACCACTGCAGGGCGGGATTCACTCTGTGGCGCCCTGCACCAGGGTCCAGCCACGGGTGAGGGTGGCCTTGCAGCGATGCCACCGGCCACGGCCCTGCTCGATCGGGCCCAGGTCCACCACATCATCGAGTGCATCAAGCACGCGGTAGAAGTTGCCCATGGGCGACCGCCAGACCTCCCCGGCGCAGAAGCGCAGGCGTGCAGTGCGGATGGTGGCCTTCAGGTCGTCAGCGTGCATTGCGGAGCTCCTTGGCGATGGCGGGCAGCTGGGCTTCTTGCTGGGCCTGCAGCTGGGGAAACTTCAGGCCCGGGCGGCCGAGGGTGTGGGCGTGCTCTATGCGCAGGAAGTGCCGGCAGGCTGGGCGTTTGGGCAAGGTGTCATGCGCCACAGGCTCGACAAAGCACTGGTAGCCCAGGTTGGTTTCCCTGAAAAACGTGCAGCCGCTGCACGTTGGACTGTTCGTAGTCATCGCTGGTTGTTGGGTGAATGCCTGTCGCCGTCTGGATGTGGATGACGACAGGCGGAACTGTAGTGGTAACCGCTCAAAACGGCACATCAGCCGGCCTGGTCATCGGGGCTGCAGGTGCTGCCACCGGTGCGCTGCGCTCGATCCGTTGCGGCAGCTGCCGCCGCACCGGTGCTTCCACGCCACTGCCGCCCGCTTCGCCGGCATCCTCCCGCCGGCCCTGCAGCACCTCGAAGAAGCTGCTGCGGATCAGCGGCCGTGACCGCTTCTCACCACTGTCCTTCTCGGTCCACTTCATCAGCCGCAGCGTGCCGATGACCCCGACCAGCGCACCTCTGCCGAACAGCCGCTGCGCCAGGTCGCTCTGCTTTCCCCACACCTCAATCGTGAACCAGTCCGGCTCTTCCTCTTTGCTGTTGCGGTTCACCGCCAGGCGAAACGTTGTGACGGCCGTGCCGTTCACATCGCGGGTTTCAAGTTCGGAGGCCACACGGCCTACCAGGGTGATGCTGTTCATGGGGCAAGGTGCAACGTGGTTATCAATCAACGGGGCATGAGGCTGCATGGTGGTCGCTTTCCCGGCCCCCTGCTCATGGCCCGCGGCTGCTGCGATGGATCGGCGGCAGCCCAGGGCCCGCCAGCTGCGGGTGCCGTTCCGCCCAGCGGCTCAACCCGATCGCTTCCACCCAGGCGATGCTGGCCTGGTCCGGGTCGATCATCTCCAGTTCCACCCGGCCATCACCGAGCCAGATCACGAAGCTGCGGCTGATGAGGCATCGCTCGCGATCGCCGATCATCACCAGCGCGGCACCGAGCTCCGCCAGCACCGCCTCCGGCCGCACCAGCTGACGCGGTGCCGTCTGGACTGATGCCACGCCGGTGTCGCCGCCATCGGTGAAGCGCACCACCAGGTCGATCGTGGTCGCCAGCGGCAGCATCAGGTCTGCCGCATGGGCCGGTGCCGCCAGCACCTGCAGCCGGCTCCAGAAGGCATGACCGATCAACCGCTCGATCACCGCACGCTCCGGCGCCCACCGCTCTGCAGCCAACTCCAGCGCCGGGCCGTGGCCCGCCAGGTGGCGGCCATGGACGGAGCAGGCGGCACGGATCAGGTTGTTGCGCGCCGGCCGTGATGGCACCGGGGGATAGGCCCAGTCAATCAGCCGATGCGCCGGGAAGCACTCGCCACCATCGGGCCGCACATAGCAACCGGCCTGCGGGTTGGGCTTCACCGGGAACTCGCTGATCCAGCCCTCGAGGCTGTTGAGGCTCAGGCTGCCCATTCCGCCTCCGGCTCCAGGAAGCTGACCAGCTCGGCATCATCCGCCGCGAAGCCCGCAGCAGCTGGGGCAGGGTCTGCCGCTGGCTCTGGGGCCCCACGGCGCACCACCGGATACCGCGGCGCCGGCCGTGAGGTGGCCCCCTGCAGCCATGCGTCGCGCTGTTCGGCGTGGAGCGCCTGCAGCGCCTTCCAGTCGCCAGGGTGCTGTTCGATCCACCGCCGGCACTCGTTCACGTACTCCGGCGGCTGCTCCGATCGCGCCAGCACATTGGCCTGCATCACCGGCCAGGTCAGTGGTGGGGTGTCGAACTGCTCGATCGTGCAGTAGCCCTTGGCCACCATGCCGGCCAGCAGCAGGCCGACGTTCTGGAACAGATGGGTGTTCATCGCCATGGTCACCACCCCGTGAGCTGGGCGCAGCCCTCCAGCTGCGGCACCTGGTGCTGCTGGTCGCCAGCACGGAACACCCGGGCTTCCGGCCGGCTGCTTTCGCGTTGCCCCGGTGATGGTTCCAGCAGCCGCTGCTTGCCATCCACCGCAGCAACACCAGGCGGCAACGCATGGCCACGGCCCTGCAGTTCTGCTGCAACATCCGTGCGCACCGCAGTGGGATCCACAGGTGCAGATTCCAGCAGCTTCTGCCGTGTCGCCACGGCCCGCCAGTAGAGGCCCTGCTGGTAGGCATCCGCGTGGCGCGGGTCGATGTCCGGCAACGGCGGCAGCTGATCAGTCTTCCGCTCGTAGATCGTCGCCAGCACATCAGACAGGCTCGGCTTCCACTTGCTGTTCGCCAGCGCTTTCGATACCCCCAGAT